AGGAGGCACAAGTGCTGGAAATGTTGCAACAGTTAATGCACCATTAGGCAAAGGTAAAATGATTAGGCGAGAGAAACCTGTTAGTGCTGACGCTAACAAAGTAGGAATGTTTCCAAAAGCAGTTAAAGAAAAAGCAGTTGGGGTTAAAACAGGTGTTCAAGTTAAAACAAAAACAGATCATCCTGCACAAGCAAACCGCCCTGAAGGTTATACAAAAGGAAAATTAGTAGGTGATTCAATGACAAATGAAAAGAATGACAAACTTAAAGAAGGCGTGTTAGATGCCGCCGACGAAGATGGATGGATGGCAAAAGAGCAATTATATAAAATTGCACAATATGCAATTAAACTTCATCAACAAATCGGCGATACAGATAACTTAGAACCTTGGATTCAAGCCAAAATAACTAAGTCTGCAGATTACATGAGTTCTATTAAACATTATATGGAATACGAACAAGTTAATCCCCACCCAACAGACGAACCTAGTGAAGAAGAAGCACTAGAACCGGCTATGGATATAATGGGCATGGAATCAGTTGATCCTAGAATTAAAAAAGGTATGAGTCGCATTTTTACTTCAGCAAATGAAGATTTAGCAACTAGTTTAGTGAAGTAACGGCATGCATTATGACATACAGTCTTACCGAAAAGGAAGAAGTATTACTCGAACGAAAACTTGAAGAGCTATTTACTCTGACCGAATTAGATCCTAACGAATATATTAAAGAGCCTGCCATTAAAAAAGTAAAATACAAGGGCAAAGACGTAACTAGACAGCAAGCAGATTGGCTTAAACAGGCTGATAAAACTAGTCATTGGACTGATATGTATAAGTGGGTCGAGCCTGAACCTGCTCATCCGGCCGGAAAGATTGATACACCAGAACCACCATCCCATGATCCTAATGATCCTAATGCATTAGTTACAAATCCTAATTATAAACAACCGCCAGTTCCGGCAGATTTAACTGCGGCCGCGGCACTTACACTTGGATATAGAAATCGATGGTCACCAGCAGGGAAATCCCCTTCACAAAAACTAAAAATTACAGGTGCTCAGAAAAAACCTCCTAGCAAAATAAGGAAAACATTATCTAGAATTAATCCACACAACTGGGCCAATAAAAATCAGGAACTAAAGCCGCCTTCAAAGCAAAAGCAGGAACTAAAGCCGCCTTCAAAGCAAAAGCAGGAACTAAAGCCGCCTCCAAGGCAAAAGCCAATAGTAGTATCACCTGAAGATATCGACAAAGAGAAACAAATAATAGCAAAACATGAAAAAGAACAAGAGAGAAAAAGAAAAAATACGATACTACAAAAAGACGAGAAAAAATTAAATCAAAAAATACGTAAATTTGACTCAGACTATCTACGAAGGGTAAGAAAACAAGTTACAGATGCAAGAAGACAGGCAAAAGCCGCAAATCTAAACGCAACTAAATTAAAAACTCCTGCGGCAAAAAAAGCCGCAGAGACGGCACAAAAAAATTTACAAAATGCACTCAGAAAATTAGATACTGCTGAGCTAAAAGCAGAAAAAGCTCGTATAGACAAAGAAACTGAAAATAGAAAGATTAGAGAAAAAAATCAAGAAGAATTAAGGAAGAGAGCAGATGCAGAACGAAGACAAACAAAATTAAAACTAAAAGCATTTCGACAAGCAGAATATGCTTCTCGTAAAGCCCTAATAGATTACGAAGAAGCATTAAAAAATAAAAACTTATCACCTGAAAAAATACAAGAGTTAAAAAAGAAATGGGCACACGAAGATAACAAACGATTGGCAACCCAAGAAGCATTAAAACAAAATAGAAGTAAAATTACTGGAATTAAAGATCATCTTACACAATCAAAAAAACAATCTAAACATATACAATCATTAGAAGAATATATTAAAAAACAAGAACTAGCATCAAAGAAAACTCCTGAAGACGTAAAAAATATTAAAGAAACTAGAAAAAAAGTAGCCTCAGCAAAAACGGCACAAGCACAAATAGAAGATGCGGCCAGGAAAGGTGTTAAACAAATTAATTATAAACTTAAAAAAGGTGAGACTATTTCTCAATTAGGTAAACGATATGGTGTTAATTATCGAGAGATAATGAAATTCAATGGTATTACAGACGAGTCGGCAAAAAGATTACCAGTAGGTGCAGATATAAAAATACCTGTTAAAGGTGATATATCTCCAACGAATATAAAACCTATACCGCCTAAAACAAGATTTCAAACATCAAAAAATTTAGGACCTTCTGCAAGTAATCCTGAAAGACATTTAATAAGAGGAAAAAATGGACAATATTATTTGCAAAATCCTGCAAACAAAATGGATAATAAACCCCTTACCCATACTCAGGCAAAAATAGAACTTAGTAAAATGGGGGCTCAAGCAGAGACAGGTGTAAAAGCACAAAACAGAAAGGCAGCCAGAAAGAGCAAGAAGGTCCGCCCTCCGGGTCGCATGGGACTTAGAGGAGGTGCCGGATTACTTGGATTTCATATGTTACTATCGGGAACATCTGCATTAGCGTATGACAATTTTGTTAAAAAATATGACGAAGATAGAAATAAGTTACCAGAAAATAGTCCATTGCGAAAATTGTCTCCTAATCAGTTTTATAACGGACAACAATTTTTTCCAGGAAAAAATCCATTTACAGATAGACCACAGGGTAAAGACAAAAACTTTTACGAATATGGTGTTGGTACTAGTTCAGGTTCGATGACTAACCAGGTTAACTCACGATCAAAAATGTTTAACGATAAATTTTCTTCAATGACTGAACGAGATTTAAACTCAGAACTTTTTCTACCATTAGACCAACGTGACGAACAATTTGAAATAGTAGTGCAAAAACCTGATGGTTCATATATTAATGTAACTGAACATGAAAAAAGAGCAAAGAAAAAAGGCGAAATATTAGATCCTAATACATTCATTAACGACGGAGATGTTGTACTTTATACTCAATCTATATCAAACGAAGTTGCTAAACAAACATGGACAAATATGGCTAAAAAAGGAACGCAAGGAACAGCAACTTGGTTAGATATAAAATATAACATGCGAACTTCAAGAATGAAAGTTTTTTACATGACAAGGGGAAATAAAGATCATTTAGATACAAAATATCATGCAGGTGGTACACATGAACACTCATTAAATCCAAATTGGGATCCTAGCGATTATGTAGGTAAAAGAGCAGACGAATTAGGCAATGAAAGAAAATTAGGTGTAGGAATATTTTCTAAAAAAGGATTTCAGGGAAACATAAACATGCAAGGAACCTGGAGAAGGCATAACGAACTTATGAAAGAATTTAGAGCCGCAGAACTAGAAGCAGTTCGAAAAGGCCAGCAGTTTGATCCTTCGTCTATCTATAAGAAATTTGGAATGACAGAAGATGAATTATTTGCATTGTTACCTGCAGAATCAATGACAGGATTAGACTTAGAAGGAGACGAAAGTTCTAGTTCTGTTGCTGATTATATAGATGATACTATATCAGATTTTGGAGAATGGACAGGATTATATGATTATCAATCTACTTCAGAAAGAAAAATAGATAAAGTAGTTAAATCGGGTTTAGAAGGAGACGAACCATCAGCAATAGCAGGGCAAGGAATAGCCAGCTCTGGATGGCCAGCAGATACTCAAACCTATAATACATTAATAACAAAATTAAGCACAGAATACGAAATAGATCCCAAATTATTAAAAGCATTATCACAAAAAGAAAGTGGTACAAGTGTAGTTAAAGGTGAACTAAAGCAAGGAATATTTAAAGGAGATACTGATAGAGGAACACGAGGTGCTTGGGGGTTATTTCATGTTAGAAAAGGTGAGATAAGACAAGATGACCAAGGAAACCCTTACCTTTATGATCCGGCAGTCGTAGATGAATATAATCTTCGACATGGTACAACGTATCAATGGTCGGATGTTGCGGGTGATGCTCTTTTAGCCGCACATATTGGTGCAGATACATTTGCAGTATATTATAAAGAAGCATTAGAAACAAATTCAGATCCAATGAAAGCGGCAGAAGAAGCCTATGCAAAATATAATGGTGGTCCTAATTGGAGAAATAAATCTGATGCAAAAGCAAATGCAAAAATATTTGTTGACATTTTTAAAAAACTTCATGAAAATAAAACATATACCAAAAAAAGTGCAATACTTGAAGGTATAGCAAAAGCCGCATAATAAATAACTACATATATAAACTCGTAGGAGAAAATAGATGAAGTTAACAAAAAATTTTAGTTTAGGAGAACTAACAAAAAGTTCTACAGCAACTAGACTAGGAATAGATAACACACCCAATTCAGAACACTTAGTCAATATGGTAAATGTATGTTGCCATATACTTCAACCTGTGCGAGAGCATTTTGGTAGAGTAGTAACAGTAAATAGTGGATACAGAAGTCCTAAACTTAATGCCGCGGTTAGAGGATCAGCAAAAAGTCAACATTGTAATGGTCAAGCCGCCGACTTTGAAATTATAAATTATCCTAATTATGATTTGGCAAAATGGATTAAAGATAATTTAGTATTTGACCAATTAATTTTAGAATTTTATAATCCTGCAGAAGGCCCTAACAGTGGCTGGGTTCATTGTTCTTATAATTTAGATGGAAGTAATCGTAAAAAAGCAATGACTGCATTACGAATTAAAGGTAAAACTAGTTATAAATCAGGATTAATTAAATGAAAACTAATAGTTCAAGAGATATAGAAAGTAGATTAAAAGAAGTATTTACGCCATCTTATTTGTTAGTAGAACAGTCAGCATTAGTGGCTAAAAAATATAAAATTTTAATAGTTTCTAAATGGTTTAAGAATAAATCTAACACCAGTATTACACCGGCTGATAATCACAGAATGGTTTATCAATCATTAAAAGATAAAATTAAAGTTCAACAGCCTTTAATAGAAGAATTAGATATAGCAACATTCAAACCTACAGAATATTCTGAAGGTAACACCGTCCAGCTAACAACGTATAAATATAATGACATGTTGCCACACTTTAGCAAGCAACTCATAATATAACAACAATAAGCCTATCAAGGGAATATTAACATAAGGATAACATGAAAGCACTATTACGATGGTGGCTTATATTTTGTCTAACCTATCTTACCGGTGGTGTTGCAGTATATTTTAATTTGCACATAGACTTATATAATGCCGACCAAACTAAAATAAGTTTTTTAATATTAATAGTATTTGTTTTAACATCCATATGGATAGGATGGAGAACAAAAAAATCTGAAAATCAAATGCAAGATGTTAGCATTGGCTGGTTTACTGCTGAAGCCTGTCTTGCGTTGGGGATGATAGGAACTGTTACCGGATTTTTGTTAATGTTAAGTGGCGCATTTGCAGAAATTGATTTAGCAAACACAAGCACTATACAGAGTTCGCTTACAAAAATGGCATTAGGCATGAGTACTGCCTTATATACAACATTGATAGGGTTGATCTGTTCGTTAGCATTAAAAATACAATTGGTTAATGTAGACAACGAGAACAGAAAAAAGAATAAATTCTACTTTCGCCATGAACAGTAATTCTAAATATAAAAGTACACTAGCATTTACCGATCTACTTTTTAATGTATTAATCGGTTTTGTTTTTATGTTCATAGTCGCTTTTATTTTAATTAATCCTGTTGAAAAAGATGCAGAAATAGAAGCAAAAGCAGAATTTATGATCATAATGGAATGGGATGATCAGTCTGCATATGATGTAGATTTATGGATGGCAGATCCTGTTGGCAATATAGTTGGTTTTCCTAATTTGCAAGCCGGTTTATTACATTTAGATAAAGACGATTTAGGCCAATCAAACGATAAAGTAGTATTAGCAGACGGAACTACAAAGACAATCTATTTAAATCGAGAAGTAATGACAATTAGAGGTATAGTGCCAGGAGAATATATAGTTAATAATCATTTATATTCTATGAAAGGCAGCCAGCAAGAAGGTCCGATCGAAGTAACAACAAGGGTAATAAAACTTAATCCATATGGAGAAGTACATACTGGTATAGTTACATTAGAAAATACAAGACAAGAAGAAACAATAATAAGATTTACAGTTACACCCGAAGGTTATGTAAAAAATAAAAATAAACGAAAAAGAAGATTTGCAGGTCGAGACCGAAGTAATCTTTCCCCTATTGAAGGCTCAGGACATTCAACAAGCATAAGTGCAGAAGCCGCCGGCGAAGGAACCCAAATACAAGGTGTTGCAGAACCAGATGATCGCCCATCTCCGCCATCATATATGATAGAAGATAATATACCTGCAGATGATGATGAGGTTCATAGTAGTGGTACCGAAGAAAGCTATTATTCAACACCAGGAGGAGGAATTAATTCTGCTCCAACACAAGAAAGTGATGCAGAATTAAATAGATACGATAATATAGGCGCAGATTCGAGGGGATTCTAATGTTAGCATTTAGTTTTTTAATAATAGCATGGTTAGTTTTACTTGCAATATTTTTATGGGATTTAATACAACATGGTGCAGATAAAGTATGGATGTTTGTTATAATTCCTGCTACTCTTGCTCTTACTGTTACGACTTATTTTACAGTACAAAGCATGTTAGGATACCCAACAGATAAAATAAAAGAAGGTAAATTTATTGTTATATCATCTGCTGTTAAAGAACCAGATTGGATATTTTATTGGGTCGGATATCCAGGTGAGGATGAACCTATAGCATATCGATTTCCGTATTCAGAACAAGATCACGAAAAACAAGAAGAAATACGAGGACGACAAGAAGCAGGAGAAGTTGTCCAAGGCGAAATTGTTGATCAAACAAGTGATGATACTAGAAGTAAAAGTAGATTAGGACAAATTGAATTTTATACATTTGATGTTTCAAGAGCAATACCTAAAGATTAAACATGTTTCATAAAGATACCAAAGGCAATATCGTTGCTGAGGTAATAGATGACTACTTACCAAAAGGCATAGCAGACGAATTAGAAGAACATTTTTTAAGTAGAAACCCTCAATGGCGATTCCAAAGTAAAGTTGCCGTCGAACAAATGCATAATCGATCAACCGGCGATCCATCAGATTGTTTTTGGGCATTTGTTATTTGGCGACAACCAGAAGGAATTATTGCACCAGAATTTGAACATTTAGTTCCAATTATAGAAAAATTAAATTATAAAGCATTAATACGAATTAAAGCAAATATGTATCCTTCTACAGAAAATTTATTAGAACATGCTCCTCACCAAGATTTTTCATTCAACAATAAATCGGCAGTATATTATATTAACACTAATGATGGCTATACACAAATAGGAGACATTAAAGTAGATTCTATAAAAAATCGATTTGTAGTTTTTGACGGAGCTATGGATCATTATAGTACAAATTGTACAGATGAACAAGTTAGGGTAACCATAAATTTTAATTTTTTATAGGTTGACTCATATTTTAGAGTATGCTATAATAATAAGACATTATTTATGAAAGGAGAAAAATGCCAACAAAAACATATAGTATAAATGAAATTGCTAAACTTAAACAACTTGTAACCGAAGGTGTTCAAGTATCGCAAGAAATTCAAGATTTGCGAGAAGGGTTAGGCGATACAGTTAAAGCCGTTGCCCAAGAAATGGAAATTAAAGCGGCTACATTAAACAAAGCAATTAAAATAGCACATAAGGCATCATTGCATCAATCAAAGGATGACTTTGAAGCAGTAGAAGATGTATTACAGGCAGTTGGACGAACTGCATGAACCCATTTATTGTTTTTGGGGATTCAATTACATTTGGCGACGAATTAGAAGATGTACCATACGAAGAAGCAAAAAATGATCCTAGCGAACATGCATGGCCTGCTATATTAGGTGCGGCAAATTTTGCATATCCAGGGTTATCTAATTTTGGTATTAGGCGCCTTTGTATTAATTTTAGTACCTATTGTCGACCTAATTTTGTTATAGTTGCATGGTCTTATAATGATAGGGCAGAATTTTTACAAGCAGAGAATATAACAGAGTATTCGCCTTATACCGAAAATACTAAAGAATGTGAAAAATTGTTTACTACTGTTGGACCAAATTGGTCACAAAAAGTTAAAAAAGAAGGTAAGCAATTTATTGATTTATATTACAAATATTTTTATTCCGATTATGCAGGAATATATAATACATTAAGTAATATATATTTTACCCAATTACATTTAGAATCTTTGAATATAAACTACAACATGACTTTGCCTTCATATAAATCGTTATGTGTAGATGATGAATATATTTTTAATTTATTTGTAGACAAACCTCCTATAGATGCTATAATAGGTAATATAAAACAATTATACGAATTAATAGATTGGCCAAAATTTATTTTTATGCAAAATGAAACTTCAGAATATGGTGGTATAATGGATCTTGCTAAAGATTTGAATGCCATAGCACCTCATAAACACCCTACACAAGAATGTCATAATAAATACGCTGATGAGTTACGTAGACGCATTTTTTGATAGAGAAAAAGACGCAATACATATAGTAGAGCGATCTAGAAAGAAACGGGAATATCAAACATATCCTGCAAAATATATCTTCTATTATCCTGATGTAAAAGGAAAATATCGTTCTATATTTGGAACACCTTTATCTCGAGCAAGCACCACAAGCGGAAAAACCTTCCGCATGGAAAAGAAAATTCATTCACATAAACAGTTATTTGAGTCTGATATTAATCCTGTATTTCGTTGTTTAGAAGACAACTATTTAGGTAAAGAAGCACCAAACTTAAATAAATGTTTCTTTGATATTGAGGTAGACTTTCAACAAAGTAAAGGGTTTGCTGATCCTTCTGATCCTTTCTCAATGATTAATTCTGTTACATTATGGTGTAGTTGGATAGAAGAATTAATAACATTAACAATTCGTCCAAAAACAGTTGAACGAGCAGAAGCAGAAAAAATATGTGATAAGTTTGAAAACACTATGCTCTGTAATACAGAGGAAGAATTGTTAGAAAATTTTTTAAAATTAATAGATGATGCAGATATATTAAGCGGATGGAACAGCGAAGGTTATGATATTCCATATACTGTAAACAGAGTTGCTAGAGTATTAGGCAAAGAACGTATGCGAGACTTTTGTTTATGGGGACAATATCCACGTAAAAGAGAATTTGAAAAATTTGGCAGAGAATTAGAGACATTTGATTTAATAGGTAGAGTACATTTAGATTATTTAGAGTTGTATCGCAAGTATACATATCACGAAATGCATAGTTATAGATTAGATGCTGTTGGAGAATACGAAATTGGCGAAACAAAAGTTACATATGAAGGTACATTAGATCAACTATATAACAATGATTATGAAAAATTTATAGCATATAATAGACAAGATACAATGATGCTAAAGAAAATGGATGACAAATTACAGTTCATTGATTTAGCAAATGTGTTAGCCCATGCTAATACGGTATTACTGCAAACAACAATGGGGGCAGTAGCCGTTAGTGACCAAGCAATTATAAACGAAGCACATAGCCAAGGTTTACAAGTACCTGATAAAAAACAAAAAAGCGAAGACGAATTTAGTACTGCCGCAGGTGCCTATGTAGCACAACCAAAAATAGGAATGCATGATTGGATAGGTTCTATGGACTTGAATTCACTATATCCTAGTGTAATTCGTGCTATGAATATGGGACCAGAAACAATTATAGGGCAATGTAGACTAGATAAAACTCATGCAATGGTTCGTGAAAAAATGGGTAAAAAAGCAACATTTGCTGAAGCATGGGAAGGAATATTTAATACATTAGAATATGATTTAATACAAGAACGAGATATAGCAGAAAAAATAACAGTTGATTGGGAAAACGGAAATACAGATCAATACACTGGTGCAGAAATGTACGATTTAATACATAATCAAGGTAACCCTTGGGGCATATCTGCAAACGGTACACTCTTTAGATATGATAATAAAGGTATTATACCTAACTTGTTAGAACGTTGGTATGCCGAGCGTAAAGAGATGCAAAAGAATTTGCAAAAAGCAATAGATGATAAAGATAAAAGAAGAATAGAATTTTGGGATAAAAGGCAACTTGTAAAGAAAATTAACTTAAATAGTTTATATGGAGCCATTTTAAATCCAGGATCAAGATTCTTTGATCTACGAATGGGACAAAGTGTAACTTTAACAGGTAGATCAATTGCAAAGCATATGGCCGCAGAAGTTAATAAAGTACTTACAGGAGAGTACAATCATGTGGGTTCAAGTATCATATATGGTGATACTGATAGCGTGTATTATAGTGCTATATATTCTCTCAAGGAAGATATAGAGAATGGAACTGTAGAATGGGGTAAAGAACAGGCAATAAAATTATATGATGTAATAGGTACGGAAGTAAATTCTACATTTCCGAAGTATATGAATAAGGCGTTTGGTATTACTTTAGAAAGCGGAGAAATAATTGCGGCGGCAAGGGAAATTGTTGCTACAAAAGGATTATTTATTAAAAAGAAAAGATACGGTATCTTGGTCTATGACGAAGAAGGCAATCGTAAAGATACCGAAGGTCAACCAGGTAAACTTAAGGCCATGGGCTTAGATCTTAAACGAAGTGATACTCCAGAATTTATGCAAAGATTTTTAGAAGAAATTTTGTTTGATGTATTAGATGGAAAAGGACAAACAGAGATCTTTACAAAAATAAAAGACTTTAGAGGAAAATTTAAAGAACGCCCAGGTTGGGAAAAAGGTACTCCAAAGCGTGTAAACAATCTTACAAAATATACTAAAATGTACAATCGTACAGGCAAGTGCGGAGTAGGGCATGTAATGGCGGCTATTAATTGGAACAGATTACGCAAAGCATATTCAGATAACTATTCAATGGAAATTACAGATGGTATGAAAACTATTGTTTGTAAATTAAGAAATAATCCAATGGGCATGACATCTATTGCATATCCGATTGATGAATTACATTTACCAAATTGGTATAAAGAATTGCCATTTGATCATGGTGGAATGGAGAATGCTATCATAAATAAAAAGATAGACAATTTAATTGGAGTGCTTGATTGGGATCTGAAAGATACAGAAACCACAAATACTTTTAACTCATTATTTGAGATTTCATAGGAAGAATATGACATTTACCCAATATGTAACTCATGTAGATAACATGATTAAAGATTATACAAAACAACTACCACGAGAAACGCTTAGAGCAATTGAGCAAACTATAGAAGATGCAGAAGCAAATTGTGGTAAAGTTTGGTTAGAAGATTATATTGATCAAGAATGTAATCAATGAAAAAAAAAGATAGAAAACTTTACGATTCATGGAAATATAAAAAAGGAAGCTACATGGAATTTAATAATCCTGTCTTTCAAACCCTTTTAGGTTTGGTAATTTTTTATATAGGACTTAAAATGTTTTCAGGTGGTATGAAATCAATGGGTCATTTAGAACACCTTCAATGGTTTTTAGGAAATCCGTATTGGATGTTTCTTGGAGCAATAATATGTACCCTCCTATGGCAATCTTCATCTCTTACTACAACTGCGGTAATTGGTCTCGTTGCTTCAGGTACGTTACCACTTCCGTCGGCGATTGCCGCTATATTAGGAGCAAATGTAGGCACAACAGGCACTATATGGATAGCAGGAATGTTAGTAAGTGATGGTATGCCTACGGGCATTACAAAGCAGGTAGCTCTTGTACATACAGGAGTGAATACAGTTATGGCAGTCGTACTATTACCATTAGTACAACCTATTGCAAGATTTATATCTAAATTTTAACTTGACATTAGCCGTTCGGCATGTTATAATATATTAACTAATTAATCTAAAGGAGACATATGAAAGATATTCTTCTGGACCTTGTCGACCATACTGCTGGTCTTGGGTTCATTGAAAATGTAAAAGTAACAGGTACGGATTCAGAAACTTCTTTTGAAGCAATGGATCCAGATAGAACTGTTATTTTAAATGCAAAAACAACTAACCCAGTAGCCGAGTTCATTGGTGAATTTGGTATGGGTAATTTAGGCTTTTTAAATGGTATTGTTAATCTTGATGGGTATAAATCAGATGAAGGTACAATTAATGTTAACAATCGTGAACGCAATGGCGAGCAAGTATTAGAGTCATTGACGTTTGAAGATCAGCATGGTAATACTGATCAATATCGATTTATGAGTAAAGAAGTTGTAGAACAACAACTTAAAACAGTGAAATTTAGAGGAGTTAATTGGAATGTATCATTTGAACCATCTAAACAAAGTGTTCAAGAGCTTGCCCAAATTGCAGGTATTTATTCAACAATTGAACCAACTTTTTCTGTTAAAACCGAAAATGGTAATGTTGTTATCGGCGTTGGTACTGACGATGGTAGCGGACATGTTGGTAAACGTATATTTGCAAGAAATGTAGAAGGACAATTAAATCAAAATTGGAGTTGGCCATTACAACAAGTATTAGGTATTCTTAAATTAGGAATGAGCGGAGCATGTGTTATGAATATTTCAGATCAAGGTGCTTTGCAAATTAGTATTGATAGTGGACTTGCAACATATGATTATATTTTACCAGCGATGAATAAATGAAAACACGGAAAAATTTAACTAAAAGTAATAAAGATTATGCAGTCTTTCTTCCTAGTATAAGTGGCTTTTATAATACATTTATATCAAAACAACGGGTAGAAGAATATGTACCTAAGAATAGAATACCTGCTGAGTTTGAAAATGGTATAGAAGGCTGTAATTTTCTTAATGAAGATCAAGCATATTTTAATTATAAATGGTCATTGTACTCTGCAGGCCATGCTCAACTTGATATTGCAAAAAGTGATGTTGAAGAAAGTATGGTACAAAAAAGAGATAAGCCGAAAACTTGGTGTCTTGCTGATAGTGGTGGGTTCCAAATAGGTAAAGGTGTTATTAAATTCGATTGGGAGAATTTTTATGAAGTACCTACTGATAACAATTATGTTGGTAATGCTGATGCCGTTAGGGGTAAGATTCTTAATTGGCTCGAGCATACCGCTGACTATGCCCTCGTACTGGACGTACCGTCATGGACTGCCGATCCCGTTAATCGTGGACGGACAAAAATGTCTAGTTATGCCGAAACACTCAAAGCCACATTGTATAATAATGCTTGGTTCGTCGCAAACAGACAAGGAAATGTAAAATTTTTAAATGCTCTTCATGGAATGGATTGGGCTTCTTCATCACAATGGTATGAAGAAGTAAAACATTTTCCATTTGAAGGTTGGGCGTTTGGTTCTAATAATATGCGTAATATCTACCTTGCTATGCGTAGATTAATTGTATTACGTGATGACAAATTATTAGAAAAAGGCAAACATGACGTAGTTCATTTCTTAGGTACATCGCGATTAGATTGGGCGTGTATGCTTACCACAGTACAGCGATGTTTGCGTGAACATGTTAATGAAGATATGATGGTTACATTTGATTGTGCTAGTCCTTTTATAGCAACCGCACATGGACAAATGTACACACAACATGTACATAGAAATAATCGCTTTAGTTATATAATGGATAAAGCAGTTGATGATAAAAAACTTGCAGGTAGTACCATTCCTTGTCCTTGGACAAGTCCTATTGCAGAACGTATGACTATGGGAGATATTTGTTATTATAAACCAGGAGACTTAAATAAGTTAGGGAAGGAAGGCAAAACTAGTTGGGATAGTTTTAGTTATTTCTTAATGATGGCACATAACGTATATCAGCATATAGAATCTGTACAACGTGCCAACATACTTGCAGATACTGCAAGTATGTTGTATAAACCTAAAATAACAGAATGGCGTAAAGTTAAAGCAACAGGCAACGAAGATGAATTTAGTCCTTGGGTTCCACGTAATTTAATTTATTTTAATGAAGTATGTAAAGACATATTTACAGCAGAAAATCCTATGACATTAATTGAAAAAGCAGAAGGCTTATTTGCCGATATTAGTGATAAAAGAACTCGAAGATCATCAGCGGCAGTATTTAATTCTTTATTTGAAGCCGAAGATGTAGGAGACGATAATGATGCAGATACATTTGATCAACAGGATGATGAAAAAATGGAGGAGTTAAATGATTCAATATCATGAAGGGGTTCCATTTTGTATAATGCAACCCGACGAAGCAGGAGTTCATATAGATTGTGAGCGAATAGTAAAATTTTTAGAATTTGTCGAACCACAAATATGTTCTACGCCTAATGATACAAATACGGCATATAAAAATGATGACTTATCTGCTCGATTTAATAAATGGAATATATTTTTATTTGTAGAACCAGCATTATTACCAATTTATAAATTAATTCAAACAGGATGGGAACAATTTGCAGAAGAAGTTAAATTTGGTGAAGAAGCGTTATGGATTCATTCTCATGGTAATCTTCATCGAAAAGATCAACAATTAAGTTATCATGCCCATAGATATCCTGTCTTAGGATATGTTGGGATATCTTCTGAAGGTAGTAATACTACATTTTATACAGGTGAAAAAGAAGATATACCTATACCTATACCTAACAAAAACGGCCAATTAGTTATAACATTAGGACCTATACCTCATAATACAGATATATGGGATAAAGATTATCCTAGATGTAGTGTAGCATTTAATTTAATGACAACACACGATACACAAGTAAAAGGATGTGGACCAGTATTTCCATTTAAGGTTTAATTATGCCAACTACAGTATATCATAACATGCTTCCAGTAACTACAGTACCAGCAAAAGAACATGGTATAGAATTAGACTATGATAAAATAATAAAATTTGTCGAAAAAATAGAACCAGAAATTTTAAAATTAGAAGTTGATAAAGGACATTATAATGAAGAACCAGGAACTGTCAACGAAATGATTATAAAATGGAATGGCTGGAATATTTTATTATTAAATGAACCTGAATTATTTAAAGTTTATCAAATAATAATGAAAGGTATTAAAGAATTTACTAAGTTTACTAAATTTAAAGAACCTGTTACATATTTAGGTTGTTGGGCAACATTAACTAGAAAAGGTAGACAAGTATTTCCACACACACATAATTTTCATATGGTAGGGCATGTTTCTATAAATGCCGAACCGTCAACTACTACATATTCATGGAAAGACCCCGAAGGTAAAGAATACCATGTTCCAATTGAAAATAAAAATGGTCAAGTTCAAGTTACTAAAAGTGTAAATCATCATAGTTCAATTTGGGAAAAAGATGAGTCAAGAATAACTATTGCTTTTGATGTAATAGGACAAATACATGTCGAAGACCCTCGTCCTTTGCCTCCTTGCTTTCCTATTCTTTTAGAATAAATATTGTATGCAGTTAAATCAATTAAAAATATCTGAAGCATTAGTAAAATATCCAGAACGAATATATAAAGTATTTTCTGCTCATTTAGAGCAAGAAATGCTTAATTACATGTATCATTATAAGGTTCATAGAGACGATTATGAACAAGAACATGATAATATTAAGGGCATGGTTGCCAAAGTAGCAAACAAAAAAGGTATAACTATTGAGCAAAATTGGTCTAAAGGAAAAAATAATAAACTTGAAATAGATATTAAACCAGACGACTTTCCTAAAAGATACACACCTAAAACAGAAACCGAAGAAGGATATGCTAAACTACAATTAGTATATAAACCTGGTGCCGATGAAAAGGCAGAAGGAACACACCAAACTGGTGTACGTAAAAATAAATGGCTCCATACCATTAGAATAATAATGGGCGATATTATGGAGGATATACTAATTCAAGATAAGCCTAAGGAGCAATTTAGAGAAATACATTATACATTACAACGTGTTAATTCTACTCTAAGACATGAGCTTATGCATTTAACACAAGAACATACACTTAAAAGTACAACTTCTAAAAAATTAAATCAAAAAACAGGTGAATGGGAAACAGATGATTTAGCATATACTGGGCAAACAGATCGATTACCTGGATATGGAGATGACGATTTAGAAAGAGATCATCCTGAATTTGGTTATAGAGTTCATAATTTAAGTCCTATAGAATTTGATCCTATGATTGAATCTGAAGCGGTAAGATTTAGATATACATTCTATGACCGCACCGAACCTGTGATGCCACAAATAAAAGATTATATTCGGAGTAGTCAATTTTTCAAATTATTAAAAGGAATGCGAGAAACTAAACCAGGAGAATGGAAATCCTGGGAAGAAGCAGATCCTAGATATCAAACAGCAATTAAAAAATTCACAAAAAGAGTTAAAGAAATCACTTGACATAAATAACTAGATATGTTAAAATATTACTAAAGGAGAGATCGCTTGGGGTGTTGTTATTTAAATCCATGTCGGTTGATCATAAGCAGGAAATCGTAAAACACGATTGTACCAACGGAGAAATAAACCTTAAAGATTATGGAAAGAGCGTATTTTTGGGCACCAACCTTAATAACGAGGAAATCATTTCGTGCATAAGAGCTTATCGAAAACAACAGGCAATTCGAAATCAAAAATTGTCCCTGTACCAGAAAGTGAAGAAGGAATTCTTGAAACTAGTGGCTTAGAGGGAATTGCCGAATCACGCAATAGTGATGGCATACCTGGCCTTTTGAATATTTTACAAAACATTAAAAATGCTGAGAGACTACGAAACTGGAAAATCTACTGATGTAAGTTTTTTCATTGGAACAGAAGTAGAAAACACAAAGGCACATGGGCTCCGCACATTGTTTGTTGCGGGGCTCCAACCCACGAGTAAAATAATTAAACATGCCGAAGAAAATAAAGTAGAACATATTTACTTAGGTGCCAATCATTCTTTTGTTCCTAATTTAGATTGGAATTATAATACTGTAAACAAATGTATAACAGCAGGATATTTAGTTTCTTTAAATTATCCAATTAATTATCATAATAATGTAATAAAAGAACTTAATAATTTGTATAAAAATGAAAATTTTATACCACAAATATCATTGCATTTTCCTGAATTAGAACATGAAAATCCTAATTTAAATATTAAAATTGATGATATAGATTTTGAAGCAACAAATAATGGTGTTTGGTGTTTCAATTTATCGGATGTTTGTACAGACGATAATAAAACAACCTGGGACAAATATAAAAGCGATAAAATATTATGAGTAATAAAAAAATTAAATTAATTAAAGAAGATGAATCATCAACTGACGATTTATTAAAAACTATGCTTAAAACCATGGAAGCAATGGATTGGAAATTATGGGAACTCTATCAAACTGCCCAACGAGTAGAAAAATATTTAGGAATAGAAAAAGAAGATGAAAAATAATAAACGTATTTTTGTAACTTTTCAAAAAGAAGGATTACATAAATGGCCAGATGCTATTAATCATCCAGGAGTAGAATTTCTTGCAAATGAACATAGACATATGTTTCATTTTAGAGTAGATTTACAAGTATTCCACGATGATCGTGAAGTAGAATTTATTCTTTTTAAACGTGAACTAGAAGGGTTATATACAGAAGGTACTTTGCAATTAGATTATAAATCATGTGAAATGATGGCAGATGAACTAGGAGAATATATTCAAGAAAAATATCCTCATAGACATTTTAGTATTGAAGTATCTGAAGATGGCGAAAATGGTTGTTTGGTTGAATTTATTAATATAAACCCAACTAATCCAATTAAGTTTAAAGAAGAATATCAACGAACCGAAGCTATTGGAAAAGTATATTCTGATGGCAGGGGTGGCACATATCAAGTAGATGAACCTAGAAAATTTTAGAGAAATAATTGATGTATCTACTCACGTAGATGTAATCGGTGATTATGAAGTTCGTCGGTATAAGCAGAACGGCGGATACATTATAATAGATGCATTAGGTGATTTTGTTATAATAACAGAAGATTGTGTCGATAAAGTATGTGGTGTAATATTTGGCGATTTAATAGACCAGAAAGTCATTTTAACAAACTAACATGAGCATAATAGTAGCATTAGATTATACTAATCCGTTAGAAGCACTAGAAATGGCCGCAAAGTTACGTGACCATGTCGACGGGTTTAAAATTAATCATGCGTTATGGAGCCAATCTGTGTATATTAAAGATTACACTGATAAAGAATTATTTATAGACTGCAAATTATGGGATACACCTAATACAATTAAAACTATAGTAGAAAAAATTATTGCCAAAGGTGCATCAATGACAACAATAAGTACCTTTAACAATCCCGAAGTATTTGATCTCCTTTCACAATATAATAACGATATTAGATTATTAGGTGTTACATCTTTAACATCGTGGTCATCTGTAGAAGAATTACAATTATATAAAGAAACTTCACATGATATATGGAAAGAACATATAGGTAAAATAATACATAATTTTGATGGAATTGTATGTTCGGTTCCAGATTTGCATCATATTGATAGAATCGATCCTGATTATAATTTAATTAGGGTTTGCCCAGGAATAAAATATGAAAAAACAGAACTTAAAGGACAATCAAAAACAGCAACACCAAGAGAAGCATACGAACTCGGTGCTGATTACTTGGTTATTGGAAGATCTATTACTGAAGCGAGCGATCCAGTCGAGAAAGTAAAGGAGATATATGACAGTTTACATAGTTGATTTAGAATCAGTTGAATCTAGATATACATGTGAATGGAAATGGCATTTACCTGAACTAATAAAAGGATCTGTACCTATCGAAGGAGCAGACGACATACCTAAAGCAACTACCCCAGGTGCATTTTTAAACTTTGGTGGCACTAACATTTATAAAGCAAAACAAATAGAAACAATGGGTAGGATGTTCTGCGATGGTACAGTTAAAGCAGGAGATCATTTTTTATTTACAGATGCTTGGCATCCAGGTATTATAACATTGAAGTATATGAGCGAACTGCTCCAAGTACCTGTAACAATTCATTCAATGTGGCATGCAGGATCGTATGATCCACATGATTTTTTAGGAAGGTTAATTAATGATAAGCAGTGGACTTTTGATTTTGAGCGGAGCATTTTTCATGCTTCAGATTATAACTATTTTGCTACTAATTTTCATATTAAATTATTTGTAGAAACATTATTTAATTATACATTTACTGGAACATTTGAAGAATCAGCAGATGTGCCTAGTAACCAATTCTTTCACGAAAAACTTAAAAGTAAAATAGTACGTACAGGTTGGCCAATGGAGTATTTAGAAGATGCTTCAAAGACAACATTATTTGATAACAATGTACAACCGGAAAAAGAAAATTTAATAGTATTCCCACATAGAATAGCACCCGAAAAACAACCAGAGATATTTAGAGATTTAACAACGGCATTGCCTAAATACAAGTGGATAGTATGTCAAGATAAACAGTTGACAAAACCTGAGTATCATGCTATACTAAAGAGAGCAAAAATGGTCTTTAGTGCCAACTTACAAGAAACATTAGGTATTAGCCCATATGAAGGAGCATTAGTTGGGGCAATTCCATTGGTGCCAGATAGGCTTTCTTATAGTGAAATGTATGATTGGGAATTTAAATATCCATCAGAATGGACTACAGATTGGGGCAATTATCAAAAACACAAAAAACAATTAATTGATGTAATCGTCCAAAGAATGGACAAATATAATGAGTTATATCCTACAATAGTAGATGAAGCATATAAGTTATCACAAAACTTTTTTAGTTGCAAACCATTATTAGAAAAATTAAACACATGATAAATTATGACGGAAAACGATGCAATGATAACATTAGTGATATAGTTACAGAAAAAGGTATTGCTAAAATAGAACGAAAAGTTGAAAAACGTTTTCAAAAGGTATTAGATGCATTGTTAATAGATACAGAAAACGACCACAATACACAAGAAACCGCAAAACGTGTAGCAAAGATGTTAGTACGTGAAATCTTTGCTGGTAGATACGAACCTAAACCACGTATAACTTCATTTCCAAATGCAAATCAATATGATCAACTTTATATTTCAGGACCGATTAAAATCCGTTCGACCTGTGCTCATCATTTTCAGCCTATTGTTGGTAATGCATGGATTGGTATATTCCCTGGTGAAAATGTTATTGGTTTATCAAAGTTTAATAGGCTAGTGGATTGGGTAGCAAGTAGACCACAAATACAAGAAGAAATGACAGTACAAATTGCAGATCTTATTGAAAAGGAAACACAAGCAAAAGGAGTTGCAGTAGTTATAAAAGCAGAACATATGTGTTTAACACATAGAGGTGTCAAAGAACACGAGAGTGATATGACTACATCTATTGTACGAGGATCTTTAAGAGAAGAAGAAACTCAAAAGCGTGAATTTTTTGCATTACTTAAAGGCATGAAAGGATTTTCAGAATGAAAGCAAAACTTGAATTTAATTTGCCCGAAGACAAAGATGAATTTAATGTTGCATCCAACGCAATGGATTGGGCATTAATAGCATGGGATATTGAACAACAATGTCGTGATTGGGTTAAATATGATAATCATCAATTCAAATCCATTGAAGAAGCCTTGCAAGGTGTAAGGGATATTATTAATGAAGCAATGGCCGAAAAAGGAGTGAGATTTCCATTATGAGTGTTAGAGTAAGATTTTTATGGGAAGCCGAAGGGCTTTATGACGACGAAGAAGAAGATGTTGGACCAATAGAATTAGAAACATATTATGATGCGGAAACATGGCAAGAAGCATGTGATGATGCCGCTGACTGTTATGATTGGGACGATGAAGATTGCATTAATTTTGAAGCAAAGAGTGATTTGTGTGAAACTACTCGATCACTTACAAAAATACTAATACAAGAAGACGGCAAAGAAGAAGTAGAAGCAGACGACGAAGTACGTGAATACTATTTTAAAGCCGAAGAAAAAGCGATGGGAGTATAATGCCTTGGAACCCAGAACATTATATGAAAAACAAAGTTAAGATGGAGGTTGGGTACCTACACTGGATAGATCCACCTAGTGGTTGGAAATATGGTTTTCCAAAAATTTTACCAAATAATATAACAAATACTCTAGAATGGTTAGTAGACAATGGCTATCCTCAAGAAGAAATTGATAAGTTTGGTGACCAATTTGTATGCAGGCATTGGATAGAGGAGGAAGGAACGCAATGACAGTAATAGATATTAAAAATTTAAACACCACAGAAATAAAACAAGTAAAAGAATGGTGTGAACAAGAATTACAATTTCGGGAAAATGTAGGCAAGGAAATAGAACGCCGAGCACAAACAGATAATGGTATTCGAAATTATCCTGAAGGTTGTTTTGAATATTCAATTACACAAAAACCATAAAGAATAGAGGTGGCCCGGGGACTCCAGACAGGAGTTCTGGCTCCTGGTTCTTTACAGGTCACCACTTTAAGGAATATAAATGAAAAAAATATATTATACATGGCAACAAATAGAATTTTTACTTCATGAAATTATGCGGAGTATGAAAGATTGGCAACCTGATTATGTAGTAGGTATTGTTAGAGGAGGATGTTTCCCTGCAGGAATGTATAGTCATTATTCAGGTGTACCAATGTATACGTTAAAAGTACAATTAGCAGACGGAATAGGAGAACATACCGAAGATGATACAGAATGTAATGCATGGATGTCCGAAGATGCATATGATGGTAAAAATATTCTTGTCTTTGATGATATTAACGATAGCGGATCTACTTTTAATTGGATTAAAAGGGATTGGCGACAAGGTAATTTACCAGCAGATCCTAAATGGCAAAATGATATGATATTTGGTAATAATGTTAGAACTGCATGTTTAATAGATAATGGACCGAGTGACTTTGATTGCGATTATTCGGGTACAACAATTAATAAAGTAGATGATCCTTGTTGGATTGTTTTTCCGTGGGAGGAATGGTGGAATCCGAACAGCAATTAAAAAAATGGCAGGATGCACCTTGGCCAGATGATAATATAGTGCATGAAGAAAGTAGATTTATAGTATATAAAGATGGTTTTCCAGTAACAGAAGGCCATTTATTATTTGTGCCTAAAACATTAGAACATGTAAATATTATACAATGTTTTGCGGCGGCATACAATTGGGGCAATAATGGAGTTGTAAATGGAGATTTTGAAGCGTATAATATTGGGTATAATAATGGTGCCGATGCGGGTCAAACTGTTTTTTGGCCACATATTCACCTTATACCAAGACGTAAAGGAGATGTCGAAGATCCGAGAGGCGGTATCAGACATGTCATCCCATGCAAAGGAAATTACCAGGTATAAAGATAGTATTCCTAAATTATTATTTTTAACTACCGGTAAATTGACACAAGATTTTGAAAGTGCAGAATCTTTTGTTACCCAGGCAAATTTAACTCTAAGAGCAGATGATAAAACATTTATATTTGATTTTGCATCAGACGATAATATAACAATAGCAACAAAATTTCAAATACTAGACGAACATGGTAATCCTCTTATTAGTACTAATGGTCTTCAAGATACGATGGGACCACCATTAAGTGATACTATAAACTAATTGACAAAATGGAAAATAAAACGTATAATATAAATGTAAGTGATCTTCAAGTAGAAGATGACGGTAAAACTGTAGTGTTACCTCTAGATGCACAAAAGGCATTAGGTTTAAAAGAAAATGATAAAGTTATCCTTAAAAAAATAGCAAGAGGTGATAAAGCAATATTTGAAATAATAACAGATGAAAATTAAATATTCAGAAGCATTTTATAGTATACAAGGAGAAGGTCGTTGGGTAGGAACTCCTAGTGTCTTTTTGCGTATGTTTGGATGCAATTTTGAATGTAGAGGATTTGGTCAAGGTAAAGATAAATCTAAATGGATACCAAAGGATCAAATGCCACATGTTACAGATCCAAATAGACTTAATTATAAATCATATCATGATCTTCCTGTTCCAGAAATAGGATGTGATACAAGTGCATCTTGGTCACATTTATATAAACACATTGCAACTAACGAGGAAAACTCTGTAGTTGCGAAAAAATTATTAAATTTAACACCACATAAAAACTGGAATGGTATACATTTAATTCTTACTGGTGGTGAACCTATGCTTTGGCAAAAAACGTTACCTGATTTATTATCACAAGAAGAATTTGCAGGATTGGAACATATTACAATTGAAACAAATGCGACACAAGAATTAACTCCTTTCTTTAAAAATTTTTTAAATGCACGTAAAATACATATAACTTGGTCGTGTAGTCCTAAATTATGGATTAGTGGTGAGGATTGGAAAAATGCAATAAAGCCTGAGGTTGTACAAGAATATAATAGAGTACGAAATAGCGAGCTGTATTTAAAATTTGTAGTACAAGATAAAGAAGATATAAAAGAAGTAAAAACAGCAGAACATGCCTATGGATTAAATGTTCCGGTATATTTAATGCCATGTGGCGGTACAGTTGAAGGGCTAGAACTTACAGAAAAAGATGTTGCTGAACTTGCGTTAGAATATGGATATAGATTTAGTCCTAGATTACATGTACACTTGTTCGGAAACGCATGGGGAACATAATGAAAATATTTGATAAAATTAAAGATAAGTTTAAAAAGAAAGAACCACCTAAGCCTAAACCCAAAAAAGTCGATCCTAAGGATAGCAAAGAACCTTGGGTAGATGTATTAAATGTTAAATTGGATGCAGATAATCCATCTCAAGGTTTTTTTGAATTAGATTGGAATGAACCTTTTGTAGCAATGTTGCGAGAAAATGGTTATGAAGGTAGTGAAGACGAAATGATAGTAGACAAATGGTTTAGTGATTTATGTAAAACTATTGTTAGGGAAGAAATAGAAGATGAATATGATCTTTTAGGTGAAGCCCCTAATATTGTTCAACTCAAAGATGGGCGAAAGATAATCGAATGACATATATTCTTGTTGATACAACCAATATGTTTTTTAGAGCAAAACATGTTGTAAGAGGAGATGATCTTGATACAAAAGTTGGTATGGCTTTGCATATTATGTTTACATCAATAAACAAAGTATGGAGAGATTTTACCGGTAGTCATGTTGTATTTTGTTTTGAAGGCCGATCGTGGCGTAAAAATGAATATGAACCTTATAAACGCAATAGACAAGAAAAACGTGATGCTCTTACTTCAAAAGAGCAAAAAGAAGATGAATATTTTTTCGAAAAGTTTGGGGAATTTCAAACTTTTTTATCTGAAAAATCAAATTGTTCTGTTTTGCAAAATAAAGATTGCGAAGCAGACGATATGATTGCTCGTTGGATACAATTACATCCCGAAGATAAACATGTTATTGTTTCGAGTGACTCTGATTTTTTTCAACTTATATCAGATAATGTGCAAATTTATAATGGCATAACTGATACCACAATAACAAAGGAAGGATATTATGATGGGAAAGGTAAACTTAGTATTGATAAGAAAACCGGACAACCAAAAGAAGCACCTAATCCTAGATGGCTTCTTTTCGAGAAGTGTATGCGTGGCGACACCTCCGATAATATTTTTAGTGCTTACCCTGGTGTACGTAAAAAAGGAACTAAAAACAAAGTGGGGTTACTTGAAGCATTTGATGATAGAAATAAGCAAGGATATAATTGGAACAATCTCATGCTTCAACGTTGGACGGATCATGAGGGTGAAGAACACCGAGTGTTGGATGATTACGAAAGGAACAGAAAACTCATTGATCTTTCTGAGCAACCAAAATGGGTTAAAACAGCAATGGATGAGACTATTACAAAAGTTGTCCAAAAAGACAAAATACCACAGGTTGGCATACATTTCATGAAGTTTTGTGGTAAGTATAATTTAGATAGGGTAGGTCAACAAGTTCAAGATCATGCTTTATATTTAAATGCTGGATATAATTAATGACAAATGAAGAAAAAGAAAAAATAAGAAAACATGCTGAATTAAATATTAAAATGCAGTTATACCAACAACCTGTATTTCCGTATTATCAATCAATGGGTGTTAAAGAATTTTTTTATCCAGTACAATCAAATGACGAACTTATAGGTTTTTTACATATATGGTGGAACAAAGACAAGATGTCAGGTATAGTCCAGGGAGGGCACGAGGCAAAAGGTTTTTGGGAAACAACATGGTATGATAATATAGAAGATAAACCAAAATTAGAAGATAATGGCATAAAAATAGATTATCACAAGTTACAATTAATTGCCCAAGAAAAAGAAAGAGAACGCCATGAAAAAATAGCGTTACGACTGAAACAAGAAGAAAAACTCCAAAAACTCACTGCTCCCGCCGGTATACTCAAAAAATATCTATCTTAAGATAGATATAATAAATAATTATAAGGAGTATACTATTAATGGCGCGGCCTCAACCTGATATTCTATTAGAAAATAACAATAATGGCTCGGTCATTCAAATATTGAAGGCCAAACACATTTATGCGGTCTTTTATCAAGACGCCCCCATTAATTTACGCTCTATTAATAAGTTAGGTAAATCGGGATTGAAATATAAAAAAGTCTCATTTTCTAATCCCGGACATGCCTATAATTTGGCAGAAAGATTAAACAAACTGTTTTGTACAACCGACTTCGAAGTCTACCGCTTTGCGGAGGGAGAATTAGTAACTGAGACAATATACTAAATGAGTAATTTTCGTGAAATATTTGAGGAGAGCCAGCAGGCCTTGGAAGATCTGCATGTTCGAATAGGCGTCGAATCTAAAAAATTAAAAGATAATCTTAAAGAACAACTTGAATTAAAATTAGAAGCCGACAAAATATACGAAACCAAGTGGGTTTTTTATCATACCATTTTAGGAATAGAGTTACTCGTAGTAATAATAATTCTTATAGGAATATGGTGGAAATTATGAAAAAATTTCTAATTCTAATGATAGCAAATCTATTGATCGCTTCCGTTGCTTTTACTAGTTCTCTTAATAAAGAAATAGTTGATAAAGTAAAAGGGGCAACCGTTTTTATTTTAATGCAAAGTGGTAATAATGCTTCTGTTCTCGGTCCTAATGGAAGGGGTACATGTAGTGGTTTTGTAATAAATGAAAAAGGGTACATTGTAACAAATTATCATTGTGTCCACAGAACAACTAAATTAAAATTAGCATTTTATGATAAAGACGATTGGAATATTTATGAAGTAAAAATCATAGGTACGGATCCTCTTGCAGATATAGCCGTTATTCATATACCTGAACGTAAAAAACCATTACCTTATTTAGAATGGTCCGAAGATGAACCTTGGGATGGTATGGATGTTTTTGCAATAGGTCATCCATTCGGTATGGCATGGTCTATTACAAAAGGTATTGTTAGTAATAACGAAAGAATTGTAAGATCTCCGTATGTACGATACATTCAAACAGATACTACAATTAATGTTGGTAATTCAGGAGGGCCTTTAGTTAATACAGCAGGCAACGTAGTAGGAGTCAATTCAATGATAGTTAATCCTGCACAAACTAAAGTTCATGCCGGAGTTGCATTAGCATTGCGAAATGATGATGCTAAAGAAATTGTGAATGTTATTAAAGAAGGTAAAGAATTCGTGCGGCCTATTGTGGGTGTAAGATTAGTAGATCTACATCCATTAAATAGAGCTGATATAGAAAATTTACCAGATGTAAAAGAATCTGGAATAACAGTTCCTAATACTTTTGGTTGTATGATTGCACCATCGGATCCTATGCCAGAAGGGTTAGAAAAATTTGATACTATCATTAGTGTTAATGGTAAGGCTGTTAATAGACAGGGCGATCTAACAGATGAAATAAGAACTAAAAATGTAGGTGATACTGTTGATCTTGTAGTAATACGAGATCGTGTTTATAAAAATGTTACAGTAACCTTGAAAAAATTAGAAATAACCGGAGCAGATTTGTATGACAAACAAGGAAACCCAAGAACAGCTCCTCTGCCACCAAAAACAGAGGAACCAAAAGAGGAACCCAAAACAGATAATGAAACAGTTAAGTAAATTAACAATTGCGGTGGCACTTTTGTTAGTGCCAACCGTAGTTAGCGGAAAAGAATGTCCCCATAAACTTAAATATACTACCGCTCATGTTTATAATATGGTATTGCAATGTTTCAATCATTTAAATTTAAATTCACTTCGAATGTTTAATGCACCTATTGTACCTCATTTAGGTATTAATCAATGTGTTTGTATAACTGAAAAAATACGACTTCAATTTGAATGTTTTGAAGATTATATGGTGCATGTAAATACGGATCCAACAGGAGCATTATTAGGTAAACTTAGTGGCGATTGTATTAAAGAAGGGGCAATGGGACCTGATGCAAAAAGAGCATATGAGCAAGGTGCTTCATCTGATAATTCTACAAAAACAGAAGAACCCAAACCTAAATATAATGAACCAAATGATGCTAGTGTCGAGGAACCAAAAAAAGAAGATACAGTTAACAAAAACCCATTAACTTGGGGAGACTTAATTAATAAATAAACATACTACTTAATAAAAAGACTTATGGCAGAAGAAAATATGGAAACCCAAAATCTTTCTGAAAAGAAAACCGAACAACTAGAAAAAAGAAAACAACGCAATTGGTTTGCTAGATATTCAATCACTATTATCATAGTGATAACCTTTCTACTTTTAGTTGGCTTGTTGTTTTTTCAATTAGTACCTCAAGACTCAAGGGATTTACTTAATATTTTATTAGGTGCCTATGTTGCAGTACTAGCGAAATCAACAGATTACTGGTTCAAAGAGAAAGAAGACCCAGAAATTGCTGAAGGTAAAGCAATAAACGAAGCCGATAACGGAAACGCCATCGGATGATGACGTGGCATTTATTAAGATTGATAAATGGGAATTAACTACTATTCATGTATACTATTGGATTCCTGATTATCAACATATCTTAAATCTTTTCAGTTTTCAGGACGATGATGTTCCTCCCGAGTACCCGCGAATGCAACGATTCGTAAAGTATTGGGAGGAAAACATCAAAGCAAAAATAAAAGAAATCCAAATAGGAAGTGTAGATCAGACCGATATCAGACGGGTCGATAAATACTTTCATATTAATTAAGGGGTTTGTGCTGAGATGCACTATACGATAACTTACCAAGATGTCCTTCCTCCTTATTTCTATCATTATCAAGATATAGAAGCAGATTCGATCGAAGAAGCAAAAAAAATCTTTTATGAGTTACATCCCTATCAAGATTATGCTGATCAATATATAGTTCGAATAGATTTAAAAGTCAAATAAATATTACTATGAGAGCTCGTGAAATAATATCTGAAATTCAATATTGGAATGTCGAAGGAATGTATGCTGGACAATACGGTCTTCCTTCTGAAAAAAGAAAAGAGCTCAATCAAATACTAATAGGTACTTATGATGATCATTATAAAGTATGGACTCGCGATTTACGAGAAGTAGGTGTACCGACAGATTATGATATTGAAGTTATAACAGAAGAAATTCCTCATCCATTTGTCGGAGAATTTAGATCTAGTGTTACTTCTAAATCTGCAATTTGGCGAAGGTCGGATGACCTAGATGATATGGATGAAGCCCTAATACGAAAGTTTGATGGTCCAAGAGAATATGTCGTTATACAAATGGAATTAAAACATCGCACATTATCAGATAAAGAATCTAACCCAGAAACAGGACAATCCATTGACGGACACAGAGTTCATTATGTTCAAAAAGTACCAGAAGGCGTCGGTTCTGATATAAACATGGTAGATTTTTATATTTGGATTATGAATAAACTCGGTACTGCAATAATATCAGATAGTAAACAAAGTAAGGGCGGTGCTTCCATATGGAAGAGGTTAGCAAGCGACCCAAGAGTAGATGTTTTTGCCTATTCATACAAGTATGGTTTTGGACAAACCGATGATGAAGGCGATGCTGATCAATGGAATACGTGGGCAGGCACCGATCAAGAAGATGTAGATTATGCCAATTATAGGAGAAAACTTGGACACCCTGAAAAAGAAATTAAATCTGATGTTATTTCAGCAAGACGAGAACTTAGTGCCGAACGCGATAATGTATTATTTGCTGTTCCCAGCAATCGTTCTATGCATAGTTAGTTGTACAGACTTAAAAAACTTTTATATGGAACGAATGGGCTATAATCAGCCTGTTTGTCATATAAATGTAGATACCAGAGAAGCCGTTAATCTAGTCGATGGCTGTCGAATGGAAGGTACTCTTATTCGTACTCCGACAGAATACGAAACAGAAGAACAATTCGGAAATTAATGAATGGGCCATGTCACACCTTTTAGTCGTTCCAAACATATCAAAAAAGATGGTCTATCAAAAGTAAATCACTTTGCGGTAGTTCCAGAAAATCGTACTGCGGTTGATAATATACTACGAGTAAATCACGGCAATCAAATGCGACTTGGTTTAATGGCCGACGCCAAAGCCAATATTATGATTACCGTTGCATCTATCGTGTTTTCAATAACCATAGCAAATTTAGATAATCAAGTAATGAGATGGCCTTTATTTGCATTAGGATTTGGTTGTTTCTTTTCATTATTATTTGCAATATTTGCAATAATCCCAAAAACAGATTATCCTAAAACATGGGATGGAGATATAGATAGAAAATCTCCTGAATTTAATCCTTTATTTTTTGGACATTTTGCCCATATAGATGTTGACGAATATAAAGATGATTATGCACATACTTTAATGACTGATGATAAAGTATATGATGCTTTAGCAGGTGACATATATGGTCAAGGTAAAGTTTTAGCATTAAAAAAATATAAATACCTTAAATGGTCGTACCAATGTTTTCTTTGGGGGATAGGATCGGCTATTATAGTGTTTGCAATACAAAATATTCCAGTGGAAGAAATTATGAAATATATACTAGATTTTTTTTCATCACTTGATTTTGAAATAGATTGGTGTCAGTGGAGTATGCAATGCAGAATAAAAAATGGTTAATACTAATTATTTTAATATTCTTATTATCAGGGTGTGCCGCAACCAATAAATTATTAGTAAATGACGGTGAATATGGTAACTATACTACATTACCTGTAGACGTTTCGGAGTTAACCGAAATGGCACAATATTGTATTAAAAGTTATGAAAAACCAGGACGAAGTCCGGATGATCCAAAATTTGCTAAATTTAATGATTTATTTGATTCCGACGGACAAAGGTTAAAAGAAGAATTTTCATATTATCTTTTAGATCGAGACGGTGTTTCTATTCTAGTTTTTCGAGGAACAGATAATAGGGAAAATGTAAAAACTGATGTTGATATGCGAATGCATCATGATAAAGATTTAGGCACACTACTTCATATGGGTTTTAGAAATGCCTCACATATAATTTACTCAGATATTAAGAGAAATTATAAATTACGTAAAACAGTATATTTAACAGGTCATTCGTTAGGTGGTGCAATCGCCCAAATAATTGGACTATGGTTTCATGAGGAGGGATACAATGTTCAAATTTATACTTTCGGTAGCCCCAAAGTCGCTACGACCTTTTTTGGAAATAGACCCACTCACTTCCGTGTTGCTCTTAGGAATGATCCTGTGCCTTTTTTTCCTAGTTTTCCTTTTCTTCATTCCGGCATTTATATAGATCCAGAAACGTTGGATTGGTCTGAAACTCATTTAGAAGAAGGTTTTTTAAAAATAGATGCTAGAGATCACTCTATAAAAGCATATTATGATACATTAATGGAACATATATTTCCACAACTTTGCGATGAATGTAAATAACAATTTTAAAACACATATTCAATATAATAATTATCCTGGTCGCGGAATTGTTATTGGTTATAACAATGCAGGTGAATCTATTGCGATTTACTGGATAATGGGTCGTAGTGATAACAGTAGAAATAGAGTTTTTAAATATAAAAATAATATTTTAAGTACTGAAGCCGCTGATCCTTCATTAGTAGAAGATCCTTCTTTAATAATTTATAATGCTATGCGAGGCATAGGACATAATGTTATTGTAAGTAATGGATCACAAACAGATATGATTTATGATAAATTAATGCTAGGAAGCGGATTTTTAGCATCATTAGCATATGAGACTTACGAACCTGATGCACCCAATTACACTCCTAGAATATCAGGATATTTAGATAAAAATTTTAAAAATATTTCTCTTTCTGTTATAAAAAGAAATCATACAGGCAATACCGATCATTGTTTTTATCGATATTCCGATACACCTCCAGGAACTGGATATTGCGTAACAACATATATGGGAGACGGAGACCCATTACCTTCCTTTCAAGGTGATCCTATTATATTATCATTAAATGGTAATATTGATGAAATTGCAAATACATATTGGGAAGGGCTAAATGAAGATAACCGTATTTCTCTTATGGTTCGTGAAGGAAACTATGTTAAAATAATCAATAAATATTAGTATGAATTTACGAACATTTATATTAATTAATGAGAGTTTATTGAGAATAATTAACGAAGGGTATAGTGACCTCAATTCTGCCCAACAATATAAAGTAAGTATGAACTTACAAAATACATTAATAAAAGATTATATTAATGACCATGCAAGAACCGGCACTAGAGAAGAAGTAAATGATTTGATTATGCAGTGGATAGAAGAAAACGCCGCAAAATTTAGACAAGATATTATTGCCGGAAAGTTCGACAGCACCGTAGAGAAATTCCTATAACAACAAATCAAATAAATATTAATATGAGATATCGAGAACTCTTGACCGAATTTGTTAATTGGACCTATCCTGATCTTGAAGAAGAGTGGGGCGAAGTAATAGGTGACGATCCTACCCTTCGTGATAGGTATAGGCCACATTTTCCTAATAAGAAAACATGGCTTTCTAAGGCCAAGCGGGGAAGTGTCCAACAAGTTACACCTGAAATGAACATACAAAATACAGATGCATTTGAAGGAACTCCGTTTGATAAATTTGATCAAGATAAAATTGAAAGAGTTAAACAAATTTTTAATAGCGATAAAGTAGTACCATTGCCTATTGTATTACATGATGAAAAAGGATATATTCTTATAGGCGGAAATACCAGACTTTCTATGACCGTTGCCGCAGGAGAACAACCCATGGCTTGGGTAATTAATGAATCAGCGGTAGGCAAAATTGTTCAAGGTGTAAATACTACAATAGATGTTAAAGTAGGTCAAGATAAAATAGAACAAAAAAAGTTTTTTAACCCTAAATTTTTTAAGGATAACGATGCGGTTTCGTGAAGTAATAAAAGAAGCACCTATTAGTGATATTCAAACTATGGGTGATCCAGATCCAGAAATAGATTATGATCACACAGGCACCGATGGGTTTGGACCTGGCGAAGACGGCCTACCTACTGCATGGACAGAACCAGAAAAACGTAACTGGCTGTCAGACGAACCTAAAGCAAAAAAGTGGCGAGATAGAGTTGTTAAGTCATGGTCAAAAACAAAAAACAATTATCTAATTATACCTGTATTTGGCGAAGATGCTTACAATTATGAAATTTTAGAAAGAGGTGCTACGACTGCATTAGAAATTGAAATGGATTTTCCCGAAGGATATAAGTTCCTTCATGAAATAGAAGTGTTAAAAAATGGTCGTAGAACCGCAAAACACAAAGACAAAACAGTAGTATTCTTTTTAGGCAATGCGGCAGATCAATGGGTAAGATCATCAGGATGGATGTTGTTGCATAGATTAGGACATGCGGCTAGAACAGATCACAACGAAGTCAATCCTGCATACTCACATGCCTTAAGTTTAATGTTTGAACAATTACAAGACACATTTGCAAACTTTGGTATAGATTTTCATTTAAAGAAAGACGGACCTCGAGGAGCCAGAGAACCTTGGCATCCTAGAGGACAAGTATGGGCAGACTATGCTCTACAAAAAGTAATGACAATGCGATCCGCTCGTAAAATGCAGTTACGTGATAGGTTTGAAGCACTATATGAAATGTGGGCACAATACTTAAACACAGGTAAAGTTACACTTAAAGTACCTGATAGGTTTGATTTTAATGGTCAAAACCCTGAGCCAAAAGTAGAATACGAAAATGAATTATATCCAGGCGATAAACAAATGCTGGCTGATGATATACAACAATTCGAGGACATAATGAACGAGGAAGCATTTCCCCCATTGGAGGAATCCATTGCGGGCGAAATACTATTAATGTAATGCGATATAGAGAATTTTTATTAGAATACAGTAGAGAAAAAACGTTAAACAATGCCAACCTTATGGACAAGGTTATGGCGGCCGTTAATCGTAAGGATCCTGGTGTAATTGGGTATGCCGTAGGTAGTGATCGGGAAATTATGGAATACATATTAGATAAGTTTGAACTTATAGATCCTACACCTAATAAACAATACATTCAACCTTTGATGAATTGGTATGTTAAAGATAAGTTTAGAGGCTTTGAAGATCAAATTAGATTAAAAGATGCACTAACATTATTTTCTAGATTTAAACAAAGACTTGAAAAACGTGATATAAACCAGTATGCTAACATAAATGAATTAGAAGATGCGGTAGAACCATGGGAATTAGAATTAACCAAAAAAGAAAAACGCCAGCAAGGCGAGTATCACATTGACGAAAGCAGTTACGAATTATGGAAAGAAAATGCTTCATATGTTATTATAATTCCTAAAAATCAAAAAGCCGCTTGTGCTTTTGGATCAGGAACTAAATGGTGTACTGCATCTACACAAGCAGACGACAGTTATTTTAAACATTACGATGACGAAGGAACAATATTCATTATTCGAACTAAAGATCCTAACTATGATAAAGATAGTATTATCGCAACAACTAACCCTATAATGCAATGGCATTTTGAATCAGGGCAGTTCATGGATGTAAGAGACAGTCCAATTGAATTAGACGGTCGAGGTTCAAAAGGTAGAATGTATGTTCCAGAAGCATTATATCAATTGTTTAGAGAACGATTTATAAATCAAGTTTACGAATGGGTATTTCATTTCTTTACTGAAAAAAGTAGAGCATACGGTAACCTAGATTTTGAAGAAGAATTTCCTTTGTGGAGCATGTTAAAATTAATGAAGATACATAAAGATGAAAAAGGATTAGAACAAGCAGTTTCTAAAGTTTTTGAAGGCTTTGACTTTGATAATTTTTATAACACATTTGATGCATTTAAAGAAGTAGATATGTTTGAATTTACTCGTGAACTATCAAAAATGTTTATAAATGCAGTAAGTAAGATTCCAAAAAATGAACACGGATATAAAGGTGTATATGCATATCTACAATTAAGTAGTGCAGATAGACATACATGGTGGCAAAGTTTAACATCGGATATGAGATCAAAAAGTTCTGTAGGTGAATACTATAAACTTTTATCGCATAGCAAATATGATTGGGATGTAGGAACTGACGCAAAAGAAAAAGGTATACCAATAGATGACGAAGACATGTATCGTAGAAGACGACAATTTATTGCAAAAGAATTAGAGTTGTTTAATGTAATATTAACCTATGCTCCAGGATTAGCAAAGAAAAAATATCCAACACTTACTATACCAAGGTCTGGTTATCCAGAATTTAAACATAGTCCAGCAGAAGTTTTTCAAAAAGAATACAAAAGAACACAACTTTGGTTACAATCACACCCAAAAACTTGGATGGAAAATTATGTTATACCAATGATGTTAATAAAGGATGGCAAATCAGAAGAGCAAATAAAACATTGGGTAGAAGAAGGATACGAATTAGGCGGTGATCCACCTATGTATTTTGATAAGGAAAACAATCGAAGACAAAGATATAGTACAGGAAATGTACGTTATTTAGATCCAAGAGTTAGAAATGATACACTAGCAACAAATACAGAATGGGGACAAGCCATGATGGGGTTAGTATAATGAACTTTGAAAAAATAACAAAGTGGAATAAAACTTTATGGATTGTAGTGGTTATTATATGGTCTATAGTAGGTGTACAATGGGTTGCTGAAAACATCGATCCAGAAACAGGACATAAGACAGGTCAAACAAATGAGATTTGAACAACTATTAGAAGCAAAAGAAATATATGATCACCGTCATGAAGACATGAGTGCCGAAATAAAGCCTTGGGCCGGCGGTGAAAAGTATATAGATCCACGGGATGGTTTTTATTGGTTGTTTCATGAAGGTATATTAATGCTATATTCTACTGAGAATGAATATTATAGTTTTGTTGTATCTATGTTTCAAACAGCAAGCGAGGAAGAACAAGCAGTAGCAAAACGAAATATGCAAGATTTTCATAAATTGCCTCGCATTAAAGATGCACATAGTAAGATATCTAGTATGTGGAATCAATTAAGTGGTCTTGTTAACTTTCAAACTATGACACTTACAATATCCAAAGAATCTGTCGGCAATGCAATGCGACAAAGATACATAGCAGATATAGCAACATTTAAACAAGCATTAAGCAGTTTGAAAAAATTTGGACTTACAGATGATTTTATTATAAAAGGGGCACCAACAGAAATACCTAAAACAGTAGGACAAGCATTACAAATGCGAGATTATGTACAAAAAACTTTTAAAGATAAAGATTTAGTTATGTGGCACGGCACAAGTGAAGCACGATGGGAAATTATACAAAATAAAGGACTTCGACCAGGACATACAGGCGAAGCATATGTTGATTTAGTTCCAGATTATTCCGAACATAATGTATATCTTGCACATACACCCAAAGGAGCTCAATTTTATGCAAAACGACAAGCAAAAAAAGATAATTCAAAAGGTGTTGTTTTAAAAGTACAAGTACCAGACCCAAGTAAAATAGTAGCAGATGATAGATATGCCCGTGGTTGGGAGGGCAAAATAATAGGATTTGATCCTAAACAAATTAAATCTAGTGTCAAAGAATTAGGAGAAGTAGGCTACAATGGCCGAATTCCGCCTAAATTTATAAGGAAAAAATAATGACAGAAGAAAAATGTTGCGAATGTAATAATTGCACTTGTGATCCATGCGAGTGTACACCGGAAGATCTTTGCGGGTGTGAATGAACCTTCAACTACAAATAGTAGAAGATTTAAAGTTACATGATGACGAAAATGTTAAACTAACACCGCATGATCTATTTTCTAATTATAGAAGCGGAAAAGGTCTTAGACTTTCAAAAGGTGGTTGCCGATTAATGCAAGACCTTTACGATAGTTATGAAATAAAAATAAAAAGTAAGAAACCAATTAGAACAAAAGATGTTGTTCTATTAGAAAAACATTTAACTTATCCATATTTTATAACAGAAAAAAAACTTATTTTATTCAGTGAAAAAGATACTGTAGATTTTAAATTATACGATGGCGATTTTCTCGCTTGGTGTAAATCTAAAAGGTACTATGAATGACAAACTTTTTACATTTATATAGATTTGGCGAATGGTTAAGTAAACAAGGCTTTAATGTCATTCATCCTATTAAACAAGCAGATGCATCTTGGATGCAAATGTTAGGTATCGCATCCTCAAAAGAACTTAATATAATGATGGAACATTATTATCATTTTCAAGCACCAATTAAAGCATATTCTCCACGAGATGTTATAAAAAAATTACAAGATGGTATATCTGCATATGGATTACGAATAAACAGTAAATTAGATGTCAATAGTAAACGAACAGCAGAAAGCGAAAAAACAATTGATATTTCATGGTATGATATGTATAGACATAAACATCTATGGTATAAAAATGTTTTAGATATAGGACCTGAATTAGAAGATGATATATTAAGTGAAGTTAGGTTTGCTACAAATTATTTTAACCAAACAGAACATTATTGTCCTGAGTGTGGTTGTATATGTTTAGACAGGGCAATGAAATCTAGAGTTAAGCCAAAATATCCTGATAAGCCACCACTTCCACCTCCGCCAAAACCTCCTCCTCCTTTGGATGTACCTAAACGGCCGCCACGTACAGTTTATTATATAATTAATAATTTTGTATGTGAAAATTGTACATACAGTCGAGTTAGGAAACGTGAAAAGGATAAAGAAGAAATAATAGTTGAAGAAAAATTTTAAGGTTGACTTCGAGTCGCCTAGGTTGTATAATATTTGTATAACAGTTAAATACATTCCAAAAAAATCAAGATGGCTGGATACGTAGAAATTACATTAAAAGATTTTAAAAAAGAAATTGAAGACGGAATGGGCTTCACTTGCATTAATGCCAACAAAGGTTCTCTTAATGATAGAGGTGGCATTGCCAATGAATATATTTTTGAACGTGTAGTAAAACACGAAACACCGGAAGATATGATGCAAGCCCTTAAAGGTGACGGGTTTAGATATGCAGTTCGTATATATTCTTCCATAGATAGAAATACAAATACTACTCGTGACATGGGCCAAGATGCAATTCGTGTTATATTATATGATTTGAAAAAAGAACGGCCTGTTAAGGTAGAAAAACGTGTTAATCGCACCCAAAATGCTTTGTCTAATATGCGGGTACGAGCTAGAGAGATGTGGCAGTATGTTACAAGCGATAAAAATGTTTGTCCTACTTGCAAGAGCTTATTAGTTAAACGAACAGCCAAACGTACAAAAAAGAATTTTTTAGGTTGTTCGAGCTATCCTGAATGTAAACATACACAAAACATATAATATGCCAGCGAAATCAATTATACGAAACGAAATCAAAGGATTCAAAGCACCTAAGCCGTGCAACCATTGTGGAAGTAGTAAATTGCTTTATACAGGGAGACTAACACAATCTTATCTTGGTGCTAATTGTTCCGGAAGGCATTTTTGGGGCAAACCATATTTGCCTACTGTAAATTGTACTGACTGTGGCCATGGTTATCAATTTAAAGGAATATGATCTGCACACATTGTTGGGCGACGTCAATTAAACCATACAAAGATGTTAGTAAACATTGGAACAATCCAGAAGATTCAGTTTATGTATGTTCAGAAGAATGTTATAAAGAATTAATGCAATCATTAAAAGACGGCACATGGATGCAATGGAATTCTAAACAAAAAGCAAATGTGCCTAAAAAATCTGCATTAGATAAAAAAAAGTAGAAAAAAAGGTTGACTTTTATGTTGGTAGGTAGTATAATTATTATATTAAATAAAACATTGTTAACTCAAACGAGAGGCGTCAAATGGCAATGCAAGTAACAGAGACAAGGACAGTAAACATAAACGAAGCAAATCGTTTAGTCCGCAGGGCAATTAAGCGTAAACGCCCGGTAATGATTTGGGGAGCACCAGGCATTGGCAAGAGTGACTTAGTTGCTCAACTTGCCAAAGCATTAAACAGAGTGCTAATTGATATTAGACTTCCACTATGGGAACCCACTGACATTAAGGGTATGCCCTACTACAATGCCAAAAGTGGCAAAATGGAATGGTCAGTTCCAGCAGAATTTCCTACCGATCCAGACTCCACTGCAATTATATTTTTAGACGAAATTAACGGAGCGGCTCCTAGTGTACAGGCGGCGGCTTATCAGTTGATCCTTAACAGGCGTGTAGGACAATATGTTCTTCCAGAAGGTGTTGTTATTATAGCGGCAGGGAACAGGGAAACTGATAAAGGAGTAACTTATAGAATGCCTAAGCCGTTGGCTAACAGGTTCGTTCACATGGAACTCCGTGTTGATTTTACTTGCTGGCAGAACTGGGCAATCCAAAATAAAATCCATCCAGACGTAGTAGGTTACTTGAACTTCAGTAAGAAGGACTTGTACGATTTTGATGCTACTAGCGATAGTAAGGCATTTGCAACTCCTAGAAGCTGGCAGTTTGTTAGCGAACTTGTTGAAGACCAGGAAGATGATGTTGATTTGGGCGAAACGCTCGAAACTGACATGGTTGCTGGTTGTGTTGGAGAAGGCATTGCAATTAAGTTTAAAACACACCGCGACATGCGTGGTAAACTTCCTAATCCAAGCGATATACTTTCCGGTAAGGTAACTAGCCTACCAGAATGCGAAGTATCCGCTCAGTATTCACTGACAACTTCAATGTGTTACGAACTCAAAGAAGCCGCAGATCGTTTTGAGAAGCATAACCAAATGGACAAGTTCCATAGCATGGCGGAAAACTTCCTAGGGTTTATGATGGATAATTTTAACACTGAAATGGTAATTTATGGTGCAAGGTTGGCACTTAAAAATTACGAATTACCGTTCGATCACAAAAAACTTAAGAACTTTGGTAAGTTCTTTGAAAGGTTTGGTAAGTTGATTATTGACGCCTAATCAACTTGCATAAGGTGCCGGTGTACCTAACTTGGAGCCGGCACCTTTTTTTATCAGGAAAATTTATGGATATAATGAGACCGTTCGGTCCTACTATTACAAGAACATATTTAGATGATGATATTTACGATAAATTTATAGACCTTACTGATAATATTTTATTAGATATTAATAGAGAAAATGTAGGACATAAACTAGCAGGAAAAATAAAAGAACAAATAGATATACCACTTTATACATTAGTAGAATACGGATTAAAAGAATTTTTATTAGACTCAGTTAATTTTTATTTAGATACAGTATTTCAAAGTTTAGCAAATGATCCTCCAAAACGAAACTTAGAATTAATAACATGTTGGTTTAATAGTATGTTCAAAAATGAATGGAATCCTATTCATGTGCATAGTACAGATGTTTCGGCTGTAATAGTATTAAAGGTGCCTAAGGAATTAAAAGAAGACGAAGGTACTTTATCTTTTACTAACGGGTCTTATAGAATAGTACCGGAATTAGAACATAGTACACAAATATTTTTACCACGTGAAAAACATTTTTATTTGTTTCCGGCACGATTACATCATGCAGTAAATCCGTTTACTTGCGAAGGTGAACGTAGAACAGTTTCTTTTAATACAAATTGTAATTATAGTATGTAATGAATGATGATGTTAAAAAAGATAATTGGGGGAGATCTAAACGAACTATTTGGCGGCTCTATGGTAAAGAACGATGTATTAAAGAATGGGGAAATACATTACCTAGCCCGGCTGATATACAAGAATATAAAGAAAATTGGTCTAAGAAGGCATTAGAGAAAAAACAATATTTTAAATGTACTCCAAAAGCAAACTCAACAAAGGTATCTAAATGGTTAAAAAATTATGGGGTAAATAAATTAGACTACAATAATGTGTATAAAGACACAATTATCGTACGAGATCAGCAGGTATTTGTCATATTAAAATTGCATTTTTTTGAAGGAAATGGTTGACCTTTTGGTATGTAGGTAGTATAATAGTTGTATGATGAATAAGAAATGGAGCCAAAATGATTAGAAAAAATACATTTTTTTATCAGCCAGGACCAACCGGTGGTACATGGAACCAAGGTGGTAAAGGTACAGTTCCTAGTCCACAATTAGATTTATCAGAATTAGACAAAGAAGAAGGAAAAGTTCAAGCAGAAAGGCTTATGATGGGGCGAGTAAGACTGCTCCTTAATAAACCTTTTTTTGGTAACTTAGCAACTAGATTAGTTCCAGTTCCTACCTACAAAGTTCCTACCGCAGGTACAGACGGTAGACGATTTTTTTACAATCCAGCATTTTTAAAGCATTTGACAGACAACGAAATACTTTTCCTTTGTGGGCACGAAGTACTTCATTGTGTGTTTGATCACTTTGGAAGAAGAGAAGGACGTAATCCTGCATTATACAATATGGCAGGCGATTATGTAATTAATATTATATTAGCCGACGAACAAGTAGGTGATGTAATTACAACGGTTCCAATTTTACTTGATTACAAATACAGAGGCTGGACTAGCGAAGAAGTATATGATGACTTAGAAAAAAATTGTCCTAATCCAAAGCAAACTTTAGATTTCCATTTTGATATGGATGGAAAAGGTGAAGGAGATGCAACACAAGGTCAGGGACAAGGCCAAGGTGAAGACGAAGACGAAGGTGGTAATATACAAGCCGATCTCCAAGATGAATTTGGTGGAGGAGAATTAACAGATGAAGAAAAGAAAGCCCTTAAAGACGAGCTCAAAGAAGCAGTTATAGAAGCCGCACAACAAGCAGGAGCAGGAAATGTTCCAGGCGGTATTGAGCGATTGATTAAAGAATGGACCGAACCTAAGATGGATTGGCGTTCAGTTATTAGGGCACAGGTTGAATCAAGTTTAAAAGACGATTATACATTTATGAGGCCTTCACGTAAATCACATTCAACTAATTGCATACTTCCAGGAATGGATAGAGCAGAAAAAATTGAAGTTGCATGTGGAATTGATTTAAGTGGATCAATAGGCCAACAACAGGCAAATGATTTTTTAAGTGAAGTAAGAGGAATTTTAGATCAGTATGAAGACTTCAAATTGGATGTTTGGTGCTTTGATACAGAGATTTATAATCATAAAGTTTTTACTCCGGACAATGCAGATGACATTGACAAATATGAATTAATGGGCGGAGGCGGAACATCCTTTGAAGTAAATTGGACTTACATGAAGGAGAATGAAATTGAGCCAAAACAGTTCATTATGTTTACTGACGGCTTCCCTTGCGGTGGTTGGGGTGACAACGAATATTGCGATACTGTTTTCCTTATACATGGCAATCAAACTACTACAGCACCTTTTGGTATAACAGTACACTACGAAGAACCAAAGGTCATAAAAGAAGCGGCGTGAGTTTGAATAATGCATTTTTAAAAAGGATGTTAGACGGATTGCAAGTTCAATATAACCCAACACTGACAAGGGCAGATTTAGAATTATTAGACAAGAAAATCCTATTACAAATGATGCGTAATAGGATTGTTCTTGCCTTCAATAAACCACCTATGTGGAATAGATTTGGTTTGGATAAAATCCAAGGAATGTATTATGTAGATAGACTTGATAAAGATAGTACACATGGATGGTCAACTGGCGAAAGTGATAAAATTTATCACTTTTGGTTTGAGTTGCCTAGGGATAGAGATAATTTTTTACAAAATATAGCAGAATTAAAACTAACACACTCATAAGGTGATAAATAAATTAAAGCATACTTTAATAAAGGAGTACAATGGCAGAACAACCAGACACGCCTCAGGCAACAGAAGAGGCGGGTAATCTTACTATTGCAGATCTACAAACAATTTCAAATATTATAGATATTGCAATGACACGAGGAGCATTTCGTGCAAACGAAGCAAAAACAGTAGGTGAATCGTATGAAAAAATTAATGCATTCTTGCAAACGGTTCAGCAGACTGCCGCAGAGCAGGCTCAACAACCACAACAAGCTCAGCAAGTAGCACCTACCGATTTACCCCCCGGTGATGCCGGCAATACAGCCGCAGACGCCATAGCAGAAAAAAATAGTTAATAGGAGGAAAATGCCTTTTACAAAACATGTTGGGAGAATAGTATCTACCCAACAGAGAGTTGTTGTTGTGTTTAGACAAATACCTGAAGAACCAGATAATTGTCTTTTAGTCGATGTCGAAGGATTAGATAACGACATGCATAACGATTTAATGAACGAAGTTGAATCAATACAGGCACAAGAACAAGACGATTTTGCAAATCATGCTCACACTCATTTTTTTAGAGATGGGCGAAAAATGTTAGAAACACTTCATAACGAAAATAAGTTTATTAAATTAGAAACTAATAAAGTTATGATGACACCAGATGCTAATACAAACATTAGATTAGATGAACTTAATAAACAGTTAGAGGCTATAAAAGCAAATCCTAATATGACTGAAGATCAATTTAATCAAATAACTAATATTAACACTGATGAAGTAACAGTTGGGGACGAATTAAAACCGGCAACGGTTACAACAAAAGAAGATGGTGTTTTAGATGATTTTTCACTCGCCAAAGGATACGTAACTCAAGCAGAAGGAATGGAAGCTGAAGCAAAAAGGCTCAGAGAGCAAGCATATGATTTAGTTCCTAGAAGAAAGTTCAATGATATGCGAAAAAAAGAAAATGCCGTTAGTTGACGTGGCTATAAAATTACCAAAAAATCATACTGACAAAACATTTGAAAAAATTTTAGATGATGTAGAAATAGGTGCAATACCTACTAAATTTATTTTAGAACTACACATAAAATTGAATAATGGCCAGACAATAAAAGTTGGTCAAGAATTTTTAAAAAGAGTTAAAACAACCGAAAGTATTTTCGAGGATACCGAGTTGCAACAATTTGAAGACCAAGTTGTTGATATAGACATTTATATGAATATAGATCTACTTAAAGGTACTGTATATAAAAATGTTGGACGAATACTAGCCAAATATTTCAACGATGAAGATACGAAATCTTCTTAAAAAACAATACGATGAATCTAAACCTTTAGAAAAACAAGAACAAGAAAAAGATTTACTTCGACAACAAAGTTCACATTGGTTTCCTAAAGATCCTCACTTACCCATTGCCTTGCCTCTTGGCGTAAACTTCGAAACAGAATGTTCAGTTGATCCGTTGCCAGGTGCCCCACCTAATATGCAACGATATGGATTAATGTATAATGAACAAAATCAAAACATTGAGCCAACCGATGACTTAACTTATGATTTAAATAATCACGGATTTCGTTGCCGACCATTCGAAGATATAGATCATAGAAAACAACAAATATTAGCAATAGGATGTTCATTTACATTTGGTATTGGCCTAAAGCAAGAGCATTTATGGCACGATCATTTACGGTTAGCATTTTCCGACGAAACAACCCAGATATGGAATATAGGAGTTCCAGGATATTCAAATGATGCTATTACTAGATTAATATGGCGATTTTTAGAATATATAAGACCTACTATTATATTTGTACAATGGACACATTTTCATAGACGAGAATATGTTCGTGATGATAATTCCATATGGAGAATTTTAACAAATAATCCTAGGTATTGGAATGATGGTTCTGATGCATATAAAGCATTTTTTATGATGCATAATGATTTTTATGATCAGTATAATTTTGAGAAGAACTTATCATTAATATCAAATATTGCGAAGGCATATCGTATTATATTTGAATATGATACTATAAACAATTTTCCGACTATAGATTATGCCAGAGATAATGAACATCCTGGCCCTGATTCACATAAATTATTTGCCGTTCAAATGTATAACCAATATTTAAATCAAGTAATTTATGATGATGAAGAAAAAAACAAATTTTTAGAAGATTTCTTAAACAAAATAGATGAAAAATGACAACATTAAAAGAAATAGACATTGAAGATGAACGATATGTGCAAGTCTTAGATAAAGGATTTGTTGGTCTCATTGATTATATGGGCTCCGATGATGCAGTAGTACAAGCCGCTCGTGTATCATATGGTACAGGTACTAAAAAAGTACAAGAAGACCGTGGATTAATACGTTACTTAATGCGACATGAACATACCACGCCATTTGAAATGTGCGAAGTAAAGTTTCATATTCGTTTACCTATCTTTGTAATGCGACAACTTATACGTCATAGAACAGCCCAAGTAAACGAATATAGTGGTCGTTATTCAGTTATGTCAGATGATTTTTATATTCCAGAATTAGATAATATAAAGAAACAAAGTAAAACAAATAAACAAGGTAGAGACGAAGACTTTTCTGATGAGGATAAAGCCAGAACACAAATATGGATGGAAAATGTTCATAATCGTGCCGACTATGTTTATCATAAATTTATTGAAGATGACATGGCTCGCGAAACTGCAAGAGCTATTCTGCCTGTGTCTAATTACACAGAGGCATATTGGAAATGCAACATTAAAAACTTCTTGCACATGGCTTGGTTACGTATGGATGCCCATGCACAATGGGAGATACAGGAGTTTGCTCGAGCTATGTATGGCCTTGTACAACCTTTATTTCCGGCTGTATGCGAAGCATTTGAAGACTACAAGTTAAATGCAGTACGATTAAGTAGAATGGAAGCCGAACTTACTAAAGTAATCTTTGGCGATTACATGGAGAACTGGGACGACTATATAACTGATTGGTATGAATTGCCTGATATGTCTCCTGAGAGTATAAATACAGCTGAAGGAAAGATATGTAAAGATTTTGGCTTATCTAAACGTGAGCTAGATGAATTTAAAAGAAAGTGGTTATGAATGATAACATTTATTCTAGGCTTTTTATGGTGTCAAATTATATCTCATTTTGGTGCGTCTATTCTTCTTCACAGATATTATTGCCATAAACAAATAAAAAGAGTTCCTGTATGGTTTGAAGTTGTCGGACTATTTGGTTTAATGATAGCATATATTAGAACGCCGATTGGTTGGATAGCTTCTCATAGGATGCATCATGCAGATTCTGATGGTCTTACAGATCCACATTCTCCCGTACAAAAAGGTTTTTGGAAAGTTCTTTTTACAATATGGCATGTTCCGACAATTCCGTCTAAATATGCTAGAGATTTATATCAAAATCCAATACTTGTATTTTATCATAAACATTGGTTTAAGATAATTATAGCAGTATGGATTATTTCTTTACTAATTAGTATAGAATTTTTTATTGCATTTGCATTAATGCCTTTTATATTTTCTAAGATGGGGTTTGGTTTATTAAATACTGTCGGTCATGGTGTATCTGCACCCAATGACCAATCTAATGGTCCTCAAAATAAACCTTGGCTTAATTTCTTTATTGCTGGCGAAGGCTGGCATAAAACCCATCATGAAAAGCCTTGGCAACTACGATTACACAAATATGACACAAGCGGATTCATTGCGGAAAAGCTCTTTGCTAGAGCGATCTAAAGCGGTTAGAACATTTCCATTATTTCCTTTACCTGAAATAGAGTTAGATTTAACAGAAGTAAAGCATTATAATTGGAATAGTACAAATATAAAAGAATGGTTAAGTCCAATTATAGACTTATCGGGGTTTGGATATGTTTATCCAATAAATGGTATCACAGAAGGATTAAATTATTGGATGTGGCAAGAAGATAGAATATGGATGCACAATGGAGATTATCAATGGATAACACCTTCTGTACCACATCAAAATATGGGCATAACATATTTGACAACACCATCATCTATAGATGGAAACTTTAAAGAAGTACCTAATGTATATAATTATGTTCTTGATATAGCATATGTAGGATCAACTAAAATTGAAAAAATTAATATACATAACAATGTACAAAAAGTATTTTTCTCATTGTCAAAATGTTTTGGTTTACGTAATATAAGAACAGGATGGTATTTTAGTAAAACACCTGATAAAAAATTAGAACTACTAATAGGATCTGCAAAATATTATAATTATTATGCACAAGCAGTAGCCGAATATTTTATCAATAAATATGATATAGATATTGTGTATAAAACTCTTAGGCCTATACAAGAAGAGGTATGCCAGCAATTAGATTTAATACCGTCTGATGTTGTATGGCTAGCAACAACCAATGACCCTGCATTTGAAAAATTTAGAAGAGGAGATGTTTGTCGTGTCTGCATTGCGGAAGAAATATCAGCTGCCTACCATAGCAGAATTACCACAAATTAAAATAAATTTATCAAAATTAAAAGCAGAATATCTTAAATTCTGTTGGAAATTTGTAGATGTAAAAACTGCAAATCCTCACCTATGTATGAATCATAAAAAACTTGTCAGCGAAGTTTACGATAATTTTGAACAAATAAATCTTACAGAATTAAATGGCAAGCCTATGCCATATACTGATAACATAAAAGAAAGAATAAAACGTAGAGAAGAAACATTATACAATAAAAAGACACAAGATTATATTGGTAGTTATTTTGAAAATATAGTAGAACAATTTATATCGCCGGCTATGCGAATACGAATTACAAAACTTGCACCTAAAAAAGAAATAACATGGCACATAGATTATGATCCAACATATGCCACAAGAATTATTATACCAATATATTCTAATAAAAAAGTCAAAAATTTATTTAAAGTTAGAAAAAATATTGAAGAATATGTTTTGGAAGAAGGTAAAGCATATTTTCTAAATGGAGGATTTGCCCATTCAGTTAAAAATGATAGCAACGATTCAAGAATAGCATTAATGTTTAGTTTAGACGGGCAAGATGATTTAATAAATGTACCATGATACCTTACATTTTTGATAATCTACAAGATAAAAATTTAATTAAAAATTTGCAAGAAACAGGTGTTGCAGTTTCGTATGAGCAAGAATTATCTGATAGTGCATTGGTTTCTTTTTGCAAAAATATTGGTAATTGCGAAACACCCGAAGCATTTATGAATTTAACCGAACACCCTGAAATATTTAAAGTAACAGGAAAACGCAACAACGACGGATCTAAAATAGGAATGTTTGGCGATACTGAATTAGGATGGCATAGTAATGGTAATAGTAGACGCAACATAGACAAAATTTGTGTCGCATTATATTGTAAAATAAGCGACGAAAATACTACTACTAGTTTTTGTAACACAAGCGATCCGTTTTACGATTTATCAGACGAATTACAAGAGTATTATAAAAGTATAAAAATAAGATTGGCGTTTGTAAATAATACCATTTACCAATTAGATGAGGACGATCCTGAGTATCAATTAATGAGCAGATATCCTGGGAGCATAAGACCTTTAGTTGATATACACCCTCATACTGGTAAGTATTATTTTTATTTTCCTTATCATTTTATAATAAAAGCATGGCATAATAGTAAAAAAATAAATCATAAAAAAATGATAGAAGATTTAAAACCTATCATTTTTAAATCCAAATATCAATATCATCATATTTTTAAACAAGGCGATTTAGTATTAAGCGATCAACTTTGTACACTACACCGACGAACGCCAGTGCATGATGTGAATAGATTACTATACAGATTAGCACATGATTATGATAGATGTACCTAAACCATCTTATAAAAATTTTCCTATTCATAATAAAAAATTAGAAGTTCCGTTGTGTACAGAGTATACAATGGAAGACATGGCCTATCTAGATACTCCTCAGGCTAAACCTATTTTTGAAAAACAAGCAGACATAATTATAGAAAAACAATCAAAAGGTATTGTAGATGTAGGTTGCCGGCATGGACCTGTAAACAGTATATTACATGAAAAAGGATACACAGATTATTTGTATATGGGATTTGATACGTCAGTAGAGCCTATAGAAATGGCAAAAAGCCAATGGTATAATTTTTCTAATATCGAATATAGACATGCAAATTGGAATAACATAAAAGACATAACTGTAAATTTTAATGTAGACCAAGTTATATGGAGTGGTGTTCTTTTATATAATCCTGATAGTCATAAAGAATTATTTGATAAATTAACTGTAGAACTATATAATAGTAACAATGCAATTATACAAGAACCTTGTCATAATCAAATACATTGGGATGATAATTTAATATTAAAAACTATAGATTTATCATCATATAAAATGTATAGTAAATATAAAGAATATATTATAAAATGCAACATATTTGCTGGCAATAGAATAATAATAGATGTAGAAATATGAATAAAAAATTAAAAGATTATATTCAATTAACACAATTTATATCTCATACGGAAGCCGATGAAGTTGTTACTACATTAAATGAAGAAACTATATGGAAACCTTATCCGTATGAAAAAGAAAGTTATAATATATGTGTTCAAGAATATCCTAAAATACCATACTTGACAACATCATTAAATTTAGACCATACAGTTAGTAAATTTCTTGGGTCTAAAATTGACGTAATAATTAATAATTATATTAATAGTTTTTTACATGATGTTTTTTGGTTTAAAAAATGGAGTGATAAATCTCATTTTCATTATATAAAATATCCAAAAAATACAGGAATGGAAACACATTGTGATCATGTTCGGCATACGTTTGATGGTAATCGACGGGGAATTCCTATTCTTTCTATTGTAGGTACATTTAATGACGAGTACGAAGGTGGTGAATTATTATTTTTACCAGATACAAAAATTAGATTAAATAAAGGAGAAGTTATTATTTTCCCTTCGAATTTTTTATACCCTCATAAAGTATTACAAATAACAAAAGGTATTAGATATTCATTTATAGTGTGGGTTTGGTAAAAATAAATAGTTGTATGAAATATAAAATTGTAAAAACAAAATTAATATATAAAAATAATATTCCTATTAGGAATTATCAAAATTTAGATCCGCCCGGAGACAGAGATACATATGATAAATTACAAATTAATGACAAATATTTAGGTTATAAACAAATTATTTATACTCCTATAGATATGCCATTAATTAATGTAGATTTAAAACATATCGAATCATTAAGAAATGACCCTAAAATGGAATGGTCTACATTTGGTTGCGATCACGGTTCGGGGAAAGTATTACTCCTCATGGAAAATAATTTTTTGCATCCTTATGCAAATTCTAATTGGTTTGATTGGGTAGACACGGAAATACCGCATATAAAAAAATTTATCCAACAATTACCATTTAAAACTATTCGACAATGTTCTTTTGTTTCTCCTCCAGGTAAATCTAATCCTCATTATGACGAACCTTCAAATATGGTCGAGATACTCCGTAAACAATCTCCATCTCAATATAGAATACGATGGAGCAATATTACTGATCCAAAAAATGAAGTGTTTTATTTGACAAAAGATAGTGGCGAAACTAAAATTTATCCTGAATTGCCAACCGATACTAATACTTTTGTATATGATGGTAGTGTATATGAGCATGGTGCTGATAAAGGATTTCAAATGAGAAATAGATCCCAACTTGTTATTTCAGGATGCTTAGATATTAAAAAGCATCATGTTTTACTAGATAAAAGCATTGAAAAATATAAAGAATATTATTTAATAAATAAATATTTTGAATAAATTGCTTAAATACGTATATAATATATTTAGGAAAACAAATGTCAACAGAAAACCCAATAGCAAATGAATACATAATTGAACTTCCGCAATTAATTGATTTATTGCCAACAAAAAATGAATTATTAACAATAAGTGAAACAAAAATAACGAGTAAAAATATTATTCCGGAATATCAGACAGGAGTGATTGCAAAGGATACAAGTGAAAATAAAGACCATGTTGGGTGGGATGCAACGACATGGTATTCTATAAATGATAATTCTAAAATCAATGATACTATTTCTAAATTTACTACCACTAATCGTGTAACAAATGTAGATACGAACTCGTGGTTATGTACAAAAAAAGATGGCTTCTGGATTCGACCACACGTACATGTTCGGCCCGATGATAAAATTGCCGTTTTAATATATTCAATTTCTCAAGAAAGTTTTGATATAACTTATACAGATCAATGGATCGGTTCTTCGCTTGGAGATCCGATAGATTCGGATCTCTGGGAAAGCGATCCTTCCGATGATTCCGGACCATATAATGAGATTTTTTCAAATAGTTGCTCTTGCCCTGTATTGATTAATGGCCAAATTCCGCATTGTTTTAAAGAAACTAGTGCAAGAACAACTTTATTCATATCTATGCATTTTGAAAATACAAACTGGGATTGGTTATTAGAAAAACATACAGCCGGCAACTTACTAACTATATGATAAATGATTATGTTATAGAATTTCCTAAATTTAATAATTTATTTGATGAGGACCAATTATTAAACTCGTGCCGATTAAATAAAACATTTGCCGAATGGAAAAAAGATCTATCTAGCAACGAAATTGACATAGCATCAAACATGGAGCACTTTCTTTCAGAAGACCCAGATGCTCATGCGGTTAAAAATTATGGAGTAACTTCATATGAAGTACCCGAAACACAACCAGAAGTAAAACATATATTTGAGGCCATTAATCAAGAATTAATGTGGAAAAAACCTATCGGATGGCTTAATTGCAATAATGGCGATCAATGGACTAAACCACATATAGATGCAGTTCGTAATGCAGTATTTCAATTTCCAATTTATCCTAAGAATTATACATTAGTTTATTTGGATAAAAATAATTGGAATAGGAATTCTTATCCCCAACCTAATCACATATGGGAACACAAAGTTTCTTGTCCGTTAATTGAAAATGTTTCCATTCCTCATTGTGTATACGATAAAGGTATTAAAAGAATTCATTTTCAAATATCTTTATATTTTAAAGATTATAGTTGGGAGAAAATAAAAGAATATGTAAAAAATGGAGAACTTTTTAGTAAAAAAATATAGCGATAATCCTGAACAATATCGTTCTATTATAGAAATATTTAGAAAAAAAACATTTCAAGAAGGCAACGAAAGTCTAAGTTACAAAAAATATAATCCTGATAATCCTGATATAGAGACATGGATGGTGTTTAATGAAACCCAAGATCTTATATCTATATCTGCAGGCGAAAAATCTCATTACACAAATGATCCAGACATTGCTTTAAGAATTTGCAGATACCATATATTAAAACCATTTCGCAGAACACATTGTGGTTTAATGATGGCTGAATATCAAATACAATGGGCTAGAGAACATAATTATCAAATTTTATATGTTACTCATGATATTAAAAATAGAGCGTTGAATGATTTATATCAACGAAAACGTAAAATGCCATTACCATCATTTAAAAAATGGACAGAAGGTGAGTGGTATAAAAAATTACAACTAGAAAAAAATTTTTTATTTAAAACAGGAAATATGTTACAATATGTTTATACTATTAGATTGTTTGATCCTAACTTTATATGGAATCCAAAATCAGATTACATAGTAGAAAAAAAACATAACGGAGATATTTAATTAATTGTTTCTTTTCTCATTTGCATGTCTGTAAGACAAATACAAGCATGTTTGTTACATATAATAGGATCATTAGGAAGATTAATTATTCGTTTTTTAATATTTCCTAATACCCACTCGCTATCCAGACCGCAAGCAGATCGTGTTATGGAATTATCTTCTCTAATACGGCACCCGTCTATTCCTGCATAACATTTCCAACCAAAAAAATTATCTTTTCCGGTTAATTTAGCTTCTGCTGGATCATAATACTCATTATTTAAGTATAACAAATTAGTAATTAAAGACCAATCTACATTTGTTTTCTTATTAAATAGCTTATTCCATTTTTTATGAGATAGAAATTGTTTTTGTTCATCAGTATAAGGTACATAGGCACCACCCTTATCTTCAACTAAAACTCTCATCACATACGAATTTGGATAATTTTTTAATTTGTCGTGTATGTAATAACAATTATCTAAAGACTGTTCCCAATGTGTTGGGTCTAATAAAACAGATATTACAATGGGTTTATGTTGATCGAAGATTTTACATATATTCACTATATGATCAGATTTAGCGAATTTTGTATGCACAGAAAGTATTAAGCCTGACAAATATTTTTGATTTTCTTTCCACCAACGTAAAGTTCTAGAACCATTTGTTATAAAATGAGTATAAACATTTCTATTATATAATTCTTTCAATAAATTGGATATTTTGGGATTTAATGTAGGTTCTCCGCCAGTAAACCTAGCAGTAAGTTGCTTATATGGATACTTTTTTTTAATTTCATCAATACACCATAAAATATCATTATTATCTAATCTAGTATTTCCTGCCCATACTAACGGTGAACAATAAGAACACCGATAATTACAAATTGTGTTTAATACTATGTCAGTTATAAAAATATTATTATTTTCAAGAGTTAATTTCATCTGAAAAACCCCATATTCGTTCCTGACACCACCAACATATACCACAATGTCCTAATCCCGGATCTTTATTACTTTGTTTTTCCCATTCACATGATCTAGTATGTACAAATAATTTATCTATTAAATTATACTCTCTATATATTTGAGCTATTTTCTTTTTATCTATATTACACCATGGCGTATAAATTGTATTATCATATAATAGAACTTTGCGTTCGACTGTAGGATCTCTGTTTACTTCTGAAGTTTTTTCTATAAATGTATCAGTTATATATTTTGGCGGATTTGCAGTAATGCCTGTATATATAACATTTACTAATTTATTTTTTATATAATAATTTGTTTTATCAAATATATTACTTAATGTTTGGTGATCACAAAATGTACTATGATGTTCTATATTTATATTTCCTGTTAACTCAATACATTTTTGAATAACATTATTAGTAATTGTTATATTTTTAAATTGTCTTGCTTTATTTCCTGACGAAAAAATATAAATCTTGTTTTTAGAATATTTCATTAAAAAATATAAAAGCAAAGAACTATCTGCCCCGCCGCTACAACTTATACCGATAGGGCCTTCATATATTTTTAAATTGACCCCAGATAAATCTAATTCTTTAAGTTCGACTAAATTCATGGCTCTAATAGATTTGTTACTGTTGATACAGATTCTTCGGTTAATTTAACATTCATTATTAATACAATATGATCTTGGTCGTCATTGGCATTAAATACGGTATGTCGTTTGCAAGTATTTAAAAAATATAAATGACCGTAATTCCAAACAAGTATTTTATTTTGTTCATATATAAAAAATCCCCCATCTAACGGGTTACATACCTGTAAAGGAACAAGTAGTCTAAAACTATCTATTGTAGATCCAATATTATCAATATGAGTAGGAAAAAATCCCCCAGGAGACAACTTTAATATATGTGATCTAACCAACCATTCTTTAAAAGGATCACAATAAAACTTTACTACATCATAAACAGGTGTCGGTATAATGAAATCAGATTCAGATATATTTGTATTATTTTCTTTATTATATTCATACAAACTATCTAAGTCAGGACCAGGGCCTAAAATACCATCTAAATTAGTTATACTTAATCCCCAACGATTTATATTTTTTCTAGGATTATATTTCGCCCAATTATTATTAAATTGTTTTAAATTATTTAATATTAAATCAGGGTGGGTATTTATAGTTAATTCAATTTGATCTCCATAGGCAGTTATGGTGTTAAATAATTCAAAACTCATATGTTTTATCTCCTGGCCACAACGGCATTTTAGTTCCCTGTTTACGTTTGGGTATTTTGCTATCCGCTGAACTTACACAACTATTACTAATACAAACTTTTGGGCCATCAAATAATTTAAAATCATTATAAATGTAACCTAATGGTTTATCGTCACAACTATAACTTCGTTTTATACTACCGTCTGGTTCTCGTATTATAATGCTTCTATGCCCACTACTACATTCCCACCCTTTAAAGTTATTAAATTCAAAAGCATTAAACCGTTCTGCTTGGTCCATAAACCAATATTTTTTATTTTTATCTCTAAATTCTACTTGAAAATGTTGCGGTACATTATTATTTTCTTCCCAGTAAATTGGGTCGGGGCGTTTGACAAATGTTGGTTTAGGTCGTGTAACATGTTTATTTTTTGCTTCAGTAAATCCACGCTGAGGCATTCCATTGTGTAACTGTTCAAGCATCTTATCATCATATCCTTTAACTACAAAATTGGCGTGAGGATCACTTTGTGGCTTTAATGTAACATTAATACCACGTTCGTGAAAATACATTACTTCATCCATTATTTTCCAAAACCATTCAGGAACCATTACACAATTAATTGTTATCTGTACATCATGTTCTTGGCATAATTCTAATTTATCTGCTAATAGTTTACGCCGCTTTATTTCACTATTATACTCACGATGGTAACTGCATGTAATACTTGCTCGATGAAATGGTGCCGCGGCTTTCACATACTTTTCAAACCAACGTATGCCGGGTGAACAGTTGCTCGTCATATGTACAGATGTATAATTTGTATTTTTAATATCATCACCTAGATACTTGAGTATTTCAAGATAACCAGGATGCAAAGTAGGTTCGCCGCCAGACAAACTAAAATGAAAACTATTAAATCCTCGCTCCCTAGCTTGTTTTTTAATTTTATCAATTGTTTCAAGACATAATTCTGTAGGTCTATGGTCCTTATCATCGCTCCTCCCGTGTTCCCAACAATAACTGCAATGGTAATTACAAAAGCGGCCAAGCAACCAAGAGACTGTAAATAAATCTCTGTAGAGCATATTACGTTGGCCTACTCTTACAAGTTTATCAAATGGAATTTTAGTAAAATCGTATGTACTTGTTATTTTATTCATAATGAATGTATTTTGTTATTGCAAAATCTATATCAGAAACATCATTAAATAATTGAATATTTCTTTCTACCCATTTTTTATATTCTTCAAACAAGCCATCCTTAAATATATCTAATTGGTTAGGAGTAATAAAAGAAATATTAGGTTTAGTTTCTTTTATTTTATTTAATATTTTTAAATATTCATTAAACATATCATTCTTTTCAAACTCATTAAAACAAGCATCCGGATTTTTTGATGATGACATTAATTGAAGCATTTTATATACCGTACTCTCTTCTGGTAGACCATATGGTAGTTTTTGTTTTCTATTTTTTTTTACTTTTTTAATTAATACATCGTATGGTTCAGCTTGATCACCAACTTCTCTCGTCCTGTTCCTTTCTGTTACCTCTAATGTTGGCTCGTTTTGTTCTTTCCAATCATTATATCGGCAAAGAAATTCAAATTCATTTTTTACTCGTAAAATATGAACCCATAATATTCTTAAAGCAAAACTATTTGATACAAAAAAAATACATTTGGTATTTGGTAATATACTAGTTAAGTTATAATCATGATGGGCTAGCCAAAAAGTTCTTTCATATGATTTACCCCAATTATTAATATAATATATATATTCTTCAGATTCGAGATCAATTATATCTAGATATTCTTGTTTTGTTTTAAAATATGTATCAAATGAGTATATATATTTCAATAGGTGTGTTTCTGGTTCGTCGGTTGCTTCTTTAAACCTATGCCCACTTACTTCTGGCCAACCTGGAATTGTGGTTTGGCTATGATATCTATTCCACGGTTTAGTTGAATACATTATATCAGGCAAAATATAACTACCTATAAATTCGCCGCCGGCTCCTGGCGGATATACCAATACAGTTTGTTCAGTCATTAAGAATTGTTTTTTTATTCTCTCTCATTTATTTTTTCTAAAAAATATTTTGCTATCCAATTATGTGATAAATGGCCAGGATGTCCTAGTTCTCGTCCAACATCATTAGAATCCATAGTATCAAAATTGCCTTCGTCAAACCATTTATTAAAAGGTATTTCTTTACTATCTGAATATAGATATACAAACTTCGTTACTCCATTTTTATTACATAGATATCGAATTGCATCAATATTTTTCTTAGCATTAGTTTTTGATTGATATGCATTTGAAAGTTCGTATATTAGATAATATTTAAAATATTCACGTATTTCTCTTGTCTGACCATGACTAACAGTACCAAGGTTTACAAAAGAAAACATTCTTGATTTATTTGCACAACTACTTGTGTCTAATCCTAACTTTTGTTGTTCAAAGTAATTATTAACTTTATGATCTATATCTACAAACGAACGTCTACCTACGTTTGGTCCTAGCATACATACATATTTGGGTTTTAAAATAGGTAACCAATATGATGCATATGTATAACATGCATCGTGTCCGGCACCTGGTAATCCAAAATTCCAACAATTTAAGTCTAATTCTTTACTTATTTTAACCGGCCATATATCATTATAATGCATTCCAGTTCCATATGTTAAACTGCATCCTAAGAACATAATACCGTCACCTTCGTATGGATCCGATGTTCGAAATCCGTGGTTATTATAATAATAAGTTAATGCTTCGGGTGGTACAACTTCAGAACTATTAACCCATACCTCATTTTTATTCTCTTTGTCATATTTTGGGTCAATGTCTTTTATAAAATCATAATTAGATAGCCATCCGGCGTTTTCTAGTATAGATTTTGCTTTTGCATTTTTTAAGTGATCGTTCCAAGTATCTCTGTTATCGCCACAGTCCCACAAATAAGTTCTATTTGTTTTCCAACTATATTCATGAAAGTATGGTATTTCTTCATTGTAATTAAATGCTCCGTCTTTCCACCAGTCAACTACTTTATCAAAATCTACTTTATTGGCGTTCATTGTCATATATACCTTTCAATTCGAGGATGAAGATAATCTAAAACATTTGTATTTCTAATTTTATCTTGCATAATTGTGTGTTTTTTAAAATGAAAGCGTAACTCATCAATACTATTAGGTTTAATAGTAGGATATGATTCTTCAGGAAATATTTCCCATATTGGTTCAGTTAAACAAGTCTGTACAGGCATTAATGTTTTTTCGATAAAATATTCATCCTTTATGTTACATTCTTTTATTAGATCATTAATTTCTTTTACTATGAACTTTTTATCATCGTCAAATAAAATAGCAGGATGGAAATGAGGTGGTTCTTCACATGCTTGAATATAAGGGGGTGCAATATTATCACCTTGTTTATATAAATTATAAAAGAATTTACCCCAGGTTTTAACATCAAAAATATTATACATTTGCAATACTAAATTTATAGATAAATGTACAAGATTTTCCATTTCACGTAATGAATATACATTATTAATAACTTGATCCCATTTTGCATTTGTTCGTATATAATCATATGTTTTTCCGGTTCCGTCTAAACTTGCACAAACATTCAACTTTTTAAATTGTTTAAATAATTGCCAATGTTTATTAAAATTTGTACAATTAGACGTAATATTTAAATTTAAATCAGTATTACCTTCCTCTATTAATTTTTCCAAAAATGATATTGTATCGGGATCAACTGTAGGCTCGCCTCCTAAAATATTCAACCTTTTAATAAGTTTAAAATCAATAGTAGAAATAAATTTAATTATATCCATATTAGATGTTTCCTTACGCCATCGATCGCCTCGATAATATTGATGAATTTCTGGATTGGCTGTTACTTCTTTTAATATTTCTGTACTATTTCCTGGATCACACATACGACATTTTAAGTTACAAACATTACCTGGTCTAATATCTAAGGCCAATGGTTGTTTAAATTCGTTACCATAATTTATATCATCTGTTACAGTACCTCCATCACGTTCTATATATTCTAATCTGTCACTGCTCCATCCTTTTCGTTCTCTATCTCCACATACATGACATTCGATAGGTTCTTCGCCTTTTAATAATTTTTTCCGTATTTCTAAAAGTTGTTTATCTTTATAAAAAAATTCTTTAAGACGATTACTAGCCGGTATGCCAGATACTTTTTCACTGAATGCTGATCGTGTTTTTCGACCCTCACAACACATTTTTATAGAATCCTTGCCAGCATTAATATAGATATGCATAAATGGTGCCGGGCAATAAAAATCTTTACGTATTTTTATTTTTTCATGTAACTCTGATCTCATTCTAAATATCTTTTTAATTGTGGCGTAATCTCTAAAACATTTGTTTTTCGTATTTTGTCTGCTACTAATGTGTGACGAACAAATTGTTCTTTATTATATTGAATATTAGGTATCATCCAACGATCTGCTCTTTTTTCTATATTTTCTGGTATGTTATCTGTAAATTTAGATTCTTTTCTATAATGACTTACATCTTTATTAAGATCTGAATATACTTGTTGAAAACATTCTTGTTCTTTATCATTTATGTTATAGTCATATATTACTCTATCTATTTCGCTTCTAATAAAATCTTTATGATCTTCATCTAGCCAATGTACATTTAAATGCATTGGTTCAACTATCGGATGTAGTGCTGGTGGATCTATAAATTCAAACCGTCGACTTTGTTCTATCATCCATGCAACATGATAATAGATATGAAATACGTTATATACATTTATAACACTATTGAATCCTATACTATAAATATTAGGTAACTCACATGCTTTTAAAAAGTTTGCGTGAACTTTTTTCCATTCACACCCTGTTCTACAATATTCAAATACTTTTCCTATTCCGTCAACACTAAATCTTAATTGTAATCTTTTAAATTGAGAAAGTAATTCAACTGCTTGTTTAGGCCAAACTGTGCCATTAGTAATTATGTGTAATTTTATATTTTTAGCATCGCCATGGTCTACTAATTGCTTCCATATTTTAAAACAATTAGGATCTATTAACGTTTCGCCTCCAGACATTTTCAACCATCGAACATCTGTTAAATCATAATTTTCATATAACCTAGAATTATCTTGGTCCCAGTCAATAGATTCTGCCATTCTCATTTGCCATTTATTATCAGTATACATATCCCAATATGTGCCTTCTAATAAATCATGATTATCTAGTACTTCTTTTTCTATTTTACTACTCCAGATGCTACAACAAGATCGACATTTAGCATTACATAGTTTACCAGGACGTAAGTCTAAATCAATTGGATGGCCATATTTATTACCTGTTTTAATATTAAGCCCCATATCTTCTACTGTTAAATCTGCATCAGAATACTTCTCTATAAATTCTACTCTTGTACTTTCTCTATCAACTCCGATTTCTTCATAGTGTTTACAATAATCGCACGGACGAGATCCATTTTCGAGAACCGGCCATTCGTTATTTAAAAATGATTTTCGTATGCTTTTAATTTTATCACCAGTCCATAATCGATGTTGTTGGGCCGCAACTGAATCGCCTTTTTTAATTGCAGGAGTATCTATTCTATCTATAATATCACTCATACAACATAATTTAAATGCACTATTCCCCATACTTGTGTACGTATGTAAAAACGGAGCAGGACAAAATACTTTTTTTAACTGTTCTCTCATAATTCAGCTTTTCGTTTTGCTTTCAATGCCTCACGAATTCCTATTTTAATATATTTTTCATCATCTTTAAAATGTAAACCGGAAGGTTGCCACCATTTATCTTTATCATGAACCCATGGAAATTTTTTAGGTGCTAATGCCACATGCATACATTTTGTTTCGAATAAATCATATTCTTCACATAATTCTTGATGCCACTTCAAATATTTATTTGGAATATAATCACAACTAAAATTTTTCATTTGATTAATTCCAAGAAAAGCCATTGAAAGAGTTAAATGATTATAATCATTTGTAATAGCAATAGATCCATCTGTAAAATTACTATATCTTATTCCTATTCTTGAATGACCGAGTCCTAAACTTTTACTAAGACTAAAACAAACTTGAGTAATTGCAGGATGATTAAAATCAAAATCAATATCATAACAAGTACCAAACCATGCACAATCAATTAACACTGGTATATTTTTTTCATGACAAGTATCTAATGTTTGTTTATAAAAAGGTACTTTATTACCATTTCCACAAAAAGGCATGCTAATAATCACCCAATCATTTTCATCAAGTGGTTCTTCGTAACCATCATAAATGTTGTCTATAAATTTCCAATTATCAACAATTCTTCTATGATAGTGATATTCACCTCTATAAAATCTTAGACGTCTATCTTTATATCTATAGTATGCTTCATCAAAACTTTGAGTAGTACCAATTGTAATATCTCGCTCACTAAATCTATCTAAACCTCTTACAGTATTTAATTTAGTTGCACATATCCATTCATGGATAGTATCTAAAAATTCTTGCTTGCATTCCCAAAAACCAGGAGCTTCAAATTCTTTTCTCCATTCCATATCTCTTAGAGAATATTGAAACTTGGGGTCAAATACAGCATGATGTTTATCTTGAAAGTAATTGCCTTTACCCATCATAGAAATTATTTTATTAGTTTTGAAATAATTTTTTGAGTCTAAATGTTTAATTATAGGTTCTGCAATTTCTGGTAATATTTCTTCAAATTTTTGATCTCTATGTTTATCAAGAGCAATTGTTCTATCCATAAATTCCTCAATATATTTTGATTCGTCTTTAGCCCACATATAACTAGTAATTGAATTTAAACATTTTTGGGTAACATCAATAACATATTCCGGTCCTTTAATAGCTTCATAGTGTCTCCATACTTTCTTTTTATGTACTAAATTAGGAAATATGTTTTTTAAAAAGTTATCATATTTTTGTTGTACTAACTCTTTTGCCTCTAAAGGTAATGCTCTGATATTATAATATACGGGATTGTGTAAATGATGCATACTAAAAAATATATGTTTACCATTTATATTGAATCTCTTAAAATTTTGAGCTATTTCCCATTCAATTAATTCTGGAATATATAATACATTAAAAACTTGTACGGTTGTAGTAAACCATCCATTTATATTATCAGAGTTATCTATTTTTCTTAATGCTTGCTCAATTTTTTGAAAATTGCTAGGATATCTTATATACTCATTTATATGTTTTATACCATCCACACTTCCGCCAATCTCGACTAACCTAAAGTGTTTCCATAAGTCAAAACATTTATCAGGTATATTAACTAGGTTTGAATTATAATCAAGAGAAATATGCTTGGCTCTATCAGTTTCAATTAACTTTTCAAGTAAATCATATTGAGCTTTAGCTAATGTTGGTTCACCACCACTTATATGAATCATTTCAATATTGGGTGCATTTTCAACCAATTCATTAAAGATATCAGTTCTTTCATGCCAACTGTATGGATCAAATCCATCAATAACTACATTATTTTTATTATCAAGTTTTAAATTAACATATTTGTCATTAGCACCATCATATCTAAACTTTTTCCGTCCAAAAGCATGATACCAATCCTCCTTCCATGGACTACTTTCTGTTGGTCCACACATTCTACATTTTAAATTACATAAATTTCCTAATCTTACATCTGTATGTAAAATAGGTGAATTAGGTTTTAAAGAACCATCAATATCAGTAAATTTATATGCATCTTTAATAGTAAAAGATTTTAGAATTTGTTTTTCAACTAATGGTGCTTCCCAAGAAGGACATTTTAAATTACCAGTATTTTTATTACGCTCAGCTCTCATTTCATAACGACGTCTATCAACTACCCTTCTACTATTTTGACCTGCATCTTCTTCTTCGTTACATCGCTGACACACAGGATGTCTTTCTCCCTTTAACATAGATAATCTAACATCTTTTAAAAGAGAACAATTCATTGCTTCACTAATAGATGCATTATCAGCAGTCATTATTTCATTATTATTTTTTCTGCATACACCTCTTGTTTCTCTATGGGTATTTGCCTGAACACACATACGATATTGACCATTATTATTAATACTGAAACTAGTCCATGGTACAGGACAATAACTTTTATTTTCCATAGTTATATAACTCTTCTAGCTCAGGAAATATTTCACAAAAATTTAATTTGCGAACTACTTCTAACTTTCTAATATATTCGTTTGTTAATGGCAATAAATGCGATAGGTCTTCTGACCACATAAAATCTATTAATGATTGAAGTTTTCTTATACCAGTTGGTTTTTCTAATGCGTCAGTATAATGCTCGAAATTTTGTTCTAACCATTTATACAAATCAGTATACTCGTCGGATGCTTTTTCTTTTAATTCTTTTGGCAAACATTTTACACTTAAAAATTTAGGATTGTATAAAAAATGAATTCCTATCATGCCACCATGAACAGGCCACTTGTTTATTTCTATTAATTCGGGTTGAGATAGTTTCCATTTTATTAACTCTGGTATATGAATAATATTGAAAATACTAGCGGTAGTATCTATATTTAATCTGACATTTGGATTCTCTTTTGAAAAATTATTATATTTTTTTAAGTTTTCAAGCGTTAAATCAAATTCACTCGGATATCGTAACCATTTATGTTTTAGATTTATTCCGTCAATACTTGCGGCAACTTCGACAAAATTTAATCTTTTAAGAAGATCCAATAACTCATTATCGCATACCTGAATATTAGTATTAAATCTTAAATTCATTTTTGGAGATGCATATTCGATAAATTCTCTAAATTCATTAATTATAGTTGGTTCGCCCCCTAATATATAAGCATCATTCATAAACTTCTGAGTGGCTAACTCGTCCCATGTTACTTTGTTTTTATACCAATCATATCCACCTCTTTGCTCCTTACCTTTAGACCATTCCATTTGTTTGTATAATTTATGGCTTATATTGTCAGAATTTATAATTGTTTTCCAATCTTTAACCCAATAACTACTGTCATCGGGGTTACATGTTGCACATGCTAAATTACATTTATTCCCTAACTTTAAATCAACATAATGTATATTTGCAGGAGCAGATCCATCAGGTGTTGTATTCCAAACAATAGAATCATAATTTAATTTTGAAAACCATTTTTTATTTTCCCAATTTCTTTTACTATTATATCCAACTTCTTCTTCTTTATAACATTTTTGGCATTCTCGAGGTTTCTCACCTTTTAACATTGCCAATCTAACATCTCGCATATATTTGGTATTCCACTGTTCCTTCCAATTATCGTGTTTTAAATTAACCAATTCGCCGTTGTCTTTTCTGTTACAACCAACCATAGGATGATCTTCATCGCTTCCACTATTAGCAGTACAACATAATTGCATATTGCCTGTTGTTCGTGTACTAAGATGAATCCATGGAAGTATGCAAAATCCGTTGTTTTCTTTTTCCCAAGGTGCTACCGGAGCATTATCTAGATATGCAATCATTTCTGGATCTAAATGATTGTGGTAGTCTTGTTTTCTATTTTTGTCAAAAAATTCTGTAAATTTTTTGAGTTCTTTATGTTTCAGATCTCTAATCGGTAAATTACTATCAACGTTTTCTACAAAATTATTGAAGTATTCTATTCTTGGTTCTATTCCCGGAATACCTTTAACATCTTTTACAAATTTTTTATATGCTTTTTTTAGCATAGATTTAGGTAAGAATAATGGATTTAGTTCGCTTTGTTCAGGAATCATTTGAAAATCAATACATATATCTATTAATTCAGGATTAATAAAACCACAATATTTTTCATAAAAATTACTTGCCCATCGATAAATTTCTCCTAAATTAAAAATATTATATGGCTGAGCAACAATTGAAAAACCTATAAGTGCTTTTGGAAGGATCTCATTTTCTTGGGCCAAGAAAAAAAGATTATTATTTTGACAAAATTCAAAAAGGTTTGTAATACTTTTATTCAATAAATTCCATGAAAAAGGATATCGTATATATTCATACACATCTTTTGTTCCGTCGACTGAAATTCGTAATCTTAATTGTTTAAATTGAGATATTTTTTCTAAAACCTCATTAGTAAATTTTGTTCCGTTAGTTGTTAAATCTAATTCGATATTTTTTGCGTAATCATGTTCTATTGCATAATCAACTGCATTTAAAAATTTTTTATTTATTGTAGGTTCGCCGCCTGTTGCTTTTAATACCTCCAATTCAGGTATTGCATTAATTACATCTTGTTCTAAAAATGGTTTTTCATTGGATTTATTTAATCGTTTAACATATTGTCGCTTATATGTATCTTTGTTTAATAATTCTGGTGTAGCATAACTAAAATGATCTGGTATTTGTTGTCCGTCTTCTACATAACTTAATATTTCCTTTTGATGTTGATCACTACTTCCTGTGCTACACATTCTACATGCTAAATTACAAGTCGAGTCATATTTTATATCTAAGTATTTTAATTTTGGTTTAGTAACATCTATTTTATCTATCAAATCTTTAAACCTAGAATTCATAGCAACTCTTAAACTAGATATACCAGAATCTTCTTTTTTCCAACATGCTGAACAAATTTTTGGTCGCTCATTATTTAAAAATTGTGATCGTATTTTATTCATATCTGGACCATAAAAGGTATCTTCAATACCAATAACCGATGTATGAAGAATATCTTTTGGATCATTTGCCATAGAATAATCTTTTATATTTTTATTACTATCACAACATGGTCGATACCATCCCGCAACACTAGATGTTAAATGTATCCATGGAAGAACACACCAATTCGGAGTCGGAATGGTTTCGTTTTCGTCTATAAACAATCTTCGTTCTGTTTTGTTTTTTTGCTTATTTTCTTTTTCTCCCAAGTAAATTCGTCTTTTATAACTGTTAATTAATTCTATGTTTTTAGAATTATCGACATCAATTAAACCTAAGTCGGGAAGAAAGCCATAAACAAATACATTTGAGTTAAGATTTTTTAGTAAATTTTGTAATTTTATTGCGATATTATTATAATTTTGTTGGGCCCAAAGAACAAACTCATTACCATAAATATTACTTACGAAAAAAAATGTTTTGCCAGGTAATTTATTAATGTATTCTGTTTGCCAACTATCATAATTATTGACAGCATCCCAATGCCAGTATGATACGTTGTGTAAATTATTTTTAAAGATATCCCAATGATTATAAAAATTATCCTTTCCTCCCCAACGTTCTAATTCTTCCTCCCAACGTTCATCTATTTCTTCTAATCTATCTGCAAAATTAAATACTTCATAATTGTTTTGATGTAGCATATGATGACTGAAAATACTTGAAAGACTGCTGTTTTTTGGATTCCAATCAACATGTAATTTGTATTTTAAACCTATAGAAGGTCCACTAATATCATAAAATATAACTCTTTCTTTACCTGAATAATTAAATGTATTCAAAAAATGATTTCCTAAAAATCCCGAACTTAAAAATACATAATTATCGAATTGTTTTGGAGCATCAGCTTTCTCTAATAATGGATAGAAATTTTCAAATTCTTCGGGATATGGTTCGGTATTAAATAAATAAATTTTACTTGAATAATGGGATGTTTTGGCAAATTCTAATTTTTTAATTTCTTGTTCTACCTCTTGTATTTGTTTTTGATTATGTTGAAGTTCTTCTAAATAATAAAATTGTTTAAGTTTTCGTATTTTTTGAGTAAATGATGTAACATTATATCCATGCTTAAAAATACAATTTAAAATATTCCAGCCCCATGACATATTAGTTTCGGGTAAATATTCTTTTGTTTTATTATTAGAATTTAACCAAGTTGGTGTATAATCATCATGTAGATTTATTTTACTCCTATTTGCATCATATATAATTTGGTCATGTAAAATATTACCAGTATGAAGTGGACTACCTATTTTTTTCCATAATTGTAAATTAATAAAAAGTAATTGCGGATGAATTCCATACCAATGCCTTTTATGATTTAATCTTGATGGAGCGTCATTGTCTACTAAATGGGCAAGAAGTACTGAATTAGGATTTTCTTCTGCTAATTTTACTAATTCAAAAGATAGATCTAACCGAAAAATGTTTGCTGGTTTAATAACTAATGCATATTTACGATGACTTGCTAATGCATCTTTTAAGCATTCATAAAGACTATTGCTTTCGGTATAAAAAACATTGCGATGCTGAATAGCCAATTCACCTTCTAATCCAGATCTAGTTAATTTGTCTGCCAATTCAAACATATAATCATTTGTAACTTCATCAATACAATGAGAATTATCTGTCCAATAACAATAATATATTTCTTCTTCTGCTATAGAATTTAATTCTTTAGTTTCGTTCAACATTGCATTAATTCTTCCATTTCATAAAATGTTTTCTTAAAATTTGTACCACGTACCTTATCATTGAGAGTAAGGTATTCTTGAAACTCTGGCATACGCCTTGACCAATCTTCTTGAAACATAAAATTGATCATACCCTGTAATCGTTTAATGCCATAACTTGCTTCTCGCCATTTATCGTATGTTATTTTTCCTTTGTGCCAAGACGGAATACCTTTCTCCCAATTTTCTTCCCACCACGGATAAAAGTCTTCGTATTTTTGCTTAATTTTTTCTTTGAACCAGAGAGGAAATATCTTAACATTAAGATGAGGAGGCCAATATACAAAATGGTAGTTAATGCCGCCTGCTCCAAACGGCCACATATTGATTTTTTTAAATCCTTGATCAAGTTTCCACCTTATTAAATCTGGTATATAGTACATATTTAATGCCTGTACTGCACAGGCAATTGTTACTTCTACATTATCATTTGTATTATCTAACATATGAAATTGCTTAACCTGATGCTTCCATTTACTTGGAAAACGAATATAATCATTCATTTTTCCTATTGAATCTATACTATAATGAAATCGCACACGTTTAAACTTATCCCATAATTTAAATAACCTATTAGGCATTTCGACGCCATTACTGTTATATCTTAATTCGATTTTAGAAGCATAACCCATTTCGATTATCTTTTCAAGAAGAGTATAATGCTCCTCTATAATTGTACTTTCTCCGCCGGCAAAATACAATTGATAAATGTTTGGTATTTGGTTATACAAGTCTTCCCAAAACTTAGGATTTTTCTTGTACCAATTATACGTTGCACCCCATTCATCGGCGCCACCTCCATGCCATTGACATGTATCTTTAAGTGTTTCATTTCGTATTTGCGGATAAAATGCTTTCCAATCTTTAACCCAATCACTAGAATCATGAGGACTACACATAATACATCTTAAATTACATTTAGAACCTAAACGCAAATCAATATATCTTATTTTAGGAGGTATTTCACCATCTTCGTTTGTTTCTCCGATCATATCATCTAAACTAAATCGTTCCATCCAATATGCTGTTTCCCATTGTCGTTTAGATAAATGCCCTGCATCTTCTTCTTTAAAACACTTCATACAACTAGGAGGCTTTTCTCCTGCGAGCATTTGTAATCGTATATTCTTCATGTAGGAATTATTCCAAGATTCGTTTAATCCTGCCACATTTAAATTGGCTGGGTTTCCATCTTCGGTGCGTAACTCGCCTACTTTTGCCCCTAATGCTTTAACATTAGTAGGTCCTACGCCAGAAGCATTAGCCGTACAGCATACTCGCATCGCACCATCAGGTCGTGTGCTAAGATGCATCCAAGGTAATGCACAAAATGTTTCAGAAGGTAGTTTCTGCATATGACTTTTTAAATTTTTCCCAACTTCTAATTAGTATAGGGGACCAAAATTTCCAATCTAACCTTGCACCATTACATATTATATGATATCTAGGTTTATCTCCATTGTTTGTAACTGTATGATCCCATACATTAGAAAAAAACCAAGTAGATCCGTTTTTAATAGGAATATTACCCCAATGAGGCATAGTAAAATCACACCCTTCGGGATGTTGTATAGAAAAATGCAATACTCCTAACTGCTTCATTTGTTGTTCTAATGGAATTACAGGGTCATCTCTATCATTATGTAAGAAAATAGATCCACCAGGATCTATTTTCATAAATCTAGTTCTTCGTTGACTTTTTATTCCGGCATTATTTTGTAAGAAGTTTTTTGTTACTGGACATTTATCTGCTATACTTGTCCAATCATATTTAACATCGTTATCAGTATGATATACATTTGTATGATCGCCATCAATTCCATACAATGCTAAACTAGACCAACCAATTCCGTCGCTTTTTCTATAAGGCACCCATTCAGTCATCTGTTCAACTTCAGGAAGAATGCTTTCCCACGGACATTTAAAATCTAACATTAACCAAGGCAATCCAGTTTGGGTTCGAATCCAGTCAATGTAATTATTTTGATTCATTATTTTTTATTAATGCTATCAATAAAAACATCTCTGTCTTTAATTTCACATGTTTTTTTACATTTCTCAACAGGATTATTGGTATTCCAAGAATTTATAATACCATTAAACAACGAACCATCTAATACTTCTTGTATAGTATTATTATACAAACTATTATCATACTTGGCATTAAGTTCACCAAATAAAGTTTTCGGTTGATTTCCTGCTAACATATTTAACGATTCTGAATTCACATAACAGCAAGGTATTAATTCGCCTAAATGATTTATGAATAGTCGTTTTTGATTTCCGTATTTACATTCTATCATTACAGTTTTTTATCATACATATCAAAAAATATCTTCACCATTTTCAAGGTCTTTTTCCTTTATCTTATTGAAAGCATATTCTCCTAATACTTTATTTTCATTCACACCCAAATGAAATAAGTCTCTAGCATATGTAGTTTCTAATGGTTTAATATCTTTAATCTTATAAGGACTACCTTCAGGTAAATGTATTATTTTACAATCATATTCTTGACATATTTGGTTTAATAAATTTGTATATATAAACCTTCTCCATTCTTGATTCTTTTCATTAACAAATAAATCTAAATATTCCCTTTTATACTTACTATCAGAAGGTAAACCATTACCACAATTACCAGCAAAAAATTCATCATCGCCATGATCTTCATTCACCCACCAATTTAATCTAGATATTGGTGGATGTTTAAATACATAAATTTTAGGTTTTAATATAGGTATCCAATATAGTGCTCTTTGGGTCGCATGTGACCAATCAGACCCACCAATGGCAATATTATGATGGAAAACTTCATAATGATCAGCTGTGATTTTACTCCACATCATATCTAATGGCATTCCTATTCCAACTGTTTGTGAACAACCATTAAATAATATTGTACAATTTTTCAAAAATGAATCAGAACGATAACCATGTTCATTAAATGTATATTTTATATCAAAATCAATCCAACCTTGCTTTTCAAGTTCATCATAATTATGTTTGAGATTATAATCATATATTTCTTTAGTATCAGCAGATAACCATGAAATGCTTTGATTACTATATTTAAAATATTTTGAAACACCATGTTTCCATTTATCCATATTTAACTTCTCCACTATTAGTTCTATGAGACCATATAGTTCTAAACTTTTTGAAACCTTCATCAATTGACATCTGCTTGGCTTTTTCCATCAGATGATGATTATGATCAAAAACAATGAATTGCCAGGTTGCTTTTCCACCTGCGTTTATAAATGTTCTCCAATTTTCTTGTACTTTTTTAAAATTTGACCCTACTCTGTACTGTTCTAATGATTGTTGATCGATTCCATCAATACCAAAAAATACCGAAACTTTTCTTTCTCCTAACTCCTTCCAAAAATTAACAGTCCTTGTTGATCCATTAGTAGCAATATTTACACCAGTAAAGGATAAAAAATAATCTACAATATCAATAAACTGAGGATGAGTAGTTGGTTCATCAACAGAACCACAAAAGTTTATAACTTGTAAGTTAGGTAAGTAACCAGGAGGAATCCATTTTTTTAAATCATTTAATTTTATGTAAGACTTATTAAGTATATGTCCTACTTCATTATTCATTTCTTGACGCAAACATCCGGGACAATGAATATTGCAATAACTAGTAAGCTCTATATCTATCCATTCAACTGTATCTTTATGCCACATTATATAAATTGCTCCTTAAATGCGTCAAACCCTATGCCACATTTATTTGCACAAACTTTAAGTTTACCATCGTTAACACTAGAACATGACCATGAATCTTCTATTGCTTTAAAAAATGGACCTTCTACAATTTCCTTTAATGTATGCTTTCTTAAACTAATATTATCTGGGTCTCCAATTAATTTCCAAATTGGTGCTTCGCGAGGTCCCCAATACCATTTATATTGTTGTCCTGCTGTCCAACAACAAGGAAAAACATGTCCTTCTGCTGTAACAAATATTTCTGACTTTTCTATTGCTTTACAACTTATAGGTGTCTTATCATAATATGCATCCATACTACCATGTTCGGTTACTAAATCTTTTTCTTTTTTAAGAGCAGAATTAACATATTTGTCTTTTGGCTTTTCTAACTTTTGTGTTTCTTCACCTTTTCTATTTGTTGCTTGATGTGACTCTTTACCTTTATGTTGAACTGTGGAAAAGAATCTCCCTGTCTTTTTAACTTGAAATTTTTCAAAGCCCATATCTTTTGAGAGTTGTTTTGCTTCGTCTACTTGATGCTCATTATGTTTAAACACTATAAAATCCCATTTAGCACGGCCGCCTCTTTTAATAAATGCTTTTGCATTTTCCATTACTCGTTCCCATTTAACTTTTTGTCTATATAAATGATTGGTATCTTCTAAACCATCTATGCTAAATGTTATAACTACATCAAGATCTGCTAAATCTTCCCAAAAGTAATCTAATCTAGCACCTCCGTTAGTATTCATACCTAACCACATTTTCGGATTAGCATGTCTAAAATATCTAAATCCTTCACCTGCATAACTGCTTACACATGGATCACCTAAGTTACCACACATATACATAGAATCTAATTGCTCTACAAAACTGCAAGGAAACATTTCATAATAATCTGCAGAACTTAACATTGCATTATGAAGATATGGATTATCTTTACCACCATTTATATTGCGGTCGCATTGCGGACAGGCGGCATTACATCCTTGGGTTGGCTCTATATGAACACTTTTTATATCTTCATATCTATACATTTAATCATATATGGGTCGAGGAGTTGAATCTTTTTTTCTTAATAGCTTTCGGCGTTTATACCAATTTTTAATTTTTTTAATTATCGAGCACATTTCGTATCCCCTCATCTTGCAATAAGTATTCTACAATTAAATCACAGCCAGCTTCGTTTGGATGACAAGAAGGCAAATAATAATTTTGCATCCAATTTTGCCATATATCATCTATCCCCTTTTCATTTTTTTCACCATAATCTAACATAGATTTAATTCGAAAAGGAAATTCATTCTCTTCTAATAAAATATATGAAATGGGGTGTTCTTTGTACATATCTTGATCTATATTAAATAAATCTCTAAATTTTAGTAAAACATTGCCTTGTTTTTTACCTAGTTCATATGTGCTTTTTGGTAATAACTTTATAAGTTCTTCTTTTTCCCACATAGGCAAAAGCCATCTAGGTTCAACCCAATCGTATAACCAAATACCTAATTCAAAATGTTTAGACCAAAAATGTTTTAAACTCCAAATAAAATTAATAAACTGTTCTATATAATATTGACTATGGAAATAATTTGCATAATTTTCAATACAGCAGTTATTTAATACAGGTTCAAAATATTCTTCGTCTGTTCGTTTGTTGTATTTTTCTTTTATACTATTTTTACATTGTTCAGGATACCATGTTTCAGTATCATTGTTATCTAAGTATTCATCTGTTACTGTTAAGTAATTAGCCCGCAAAGAAGGCCGTGCATATTTTTCCGGTGAATCAAAATATTCTATATTGTGATAAAAAACATTATCTCGTTGAATATAATTTTTTCCTTCTATTATTTCTGATTTATTTACAATGCCGTTGTTTAATTTATGAGTTACAGATGCTAAGTATCTAAAATCTGCTAACTCTAATATTATTTTTTTGCAATAGTTTTCCTTTGCTAAAAAATATAACATTTGTTGAGCATATTCCCAACTTGTTGCACCAACAGCAAAACTATGAAATTCATAATTTGGATATAATTTTCCTAGCTTGTTAATAAAAAATTTAGAAAATCTTTCTTCAAAAGTACCAAAATCGTCTTGAGGTACACTATAACTAGTTCCTATTATTGCTACTTTTTCTTTCATTTATATCCTATTAACATAAATCTTGTATATTTTTCTAATTCAAGTTCACCTTCATATATAATATTACTTAACGGTGCTTGCTGTTTAAATTCATTAATATCTTTAACACAATTGACATGTTCTGGTAATTCAAAATAGTTATTTGTTTGGAGTGCAACTAACTTATTCCTTGGTATTGCATTAAACCATTCTGTAAATTTTTCAATATGCTCACAACTTGTGTTAATAATTGTATCTGGTATCTCATGGCATAATCTTGGTTCGCCGTTTACATTTGTAGTATAATAATGATATTCTCCATTTGTATTCGATTTTTCTTTTAACATATATGTAAAAAAAGAAACAATATCTAATGTTGTTGCTTTAAATGTCCAATTGTCTGCTTTCCATGGTTCATTTAAATCTTCTGCTATTTTCCAACAACTATCATCTATATCAAAACTCCTTATTTTATCTACATAAATATTCTCATCTTCAAACATCATAGTCGCAAGGGTGCCATACCATCCGGCACATATAAAAACTATACCTAAATCAATACCTTTAAGTTTTTTTAATAGCCATTGTTTAGATTTTATTTGTCCTTGTGATAATGCATCTCCTATTTTATCATTATGTTTTTTTAATCCATGAATTAATTGTGATGGTATTTCTTCTTGCAATTTATCCCAATATTTGTCACCAGATAAGTAGATTTTTTTTGACATTTTTTTAGGCCAAAGAAGTTGTACTCTATTATGTATTTCTTCTAAATTCATTTTCTAACCATTCAAAATCGTTTACTTTATCTAACATTTCAGGATTATCTCTATATTTTAACCCCCATTCTTTACCATCTTTTGCTCCTCGCATTCCGTCCTTACCATATGGTTTATCGGCACCTACTGTACACCAAATATGTAATCGTGTTTCTGTTTCTTCGTCTTTTTGGTTATGTATTATTTTGCTGGCGAGTTTAGTACATTCTCTAAATGCAGATTTATATGTGCTAAACGGACTGTAATTAAATCCATTAGTATTTGATACTTGTGGCATAGGTTTAAATTTGCCAGCAACCGATGTAGTAAAATCTATAAGCCAGTTATCTGCTTCACGTATAACTTTTGTAGGAAATAACTTTACACCACCATTACCGTAAATTAATCCATTGATAGGATTCTTTGCACGCCAAACAAATATATGATCTTGTTGATGCCATTCTGGTTCAAAACTAAAATCAAAGTCAGGTTCAAGAATTGCATCAGCGTCTATAACATAAAAGTTTTTTGTCATAGCTTGTCTAGCACATTCTTTGTGGCCGTTAAAAATACCTTTAATTCCGTGAACACGTTTTGCATGAGGAGCGACTAACTGAAGCAACTCGTAATGTTCATCGGCAAATGGTTCGTCGTAACTTAGAAAAAATACATCAAGCATCAGTCATATATAAATGGATCTTCTTCACGAAGTTTTTTTAATTTTTTTCGATATTTTATTTCTAATACAATCCAATCATATGGCCATCGAACATAATACCATATTCTTCTTAAGACATTTTTAATTTTTCTTTTTTCCATAATTCCCTTATTGCTGTTGCAGAAATATTTTCTATTTCATCTGGCAGTCTTTCCAAAGTAATAGAATAACCTACATCACGACCATACGTAATGTCTACAATATTAGGTACTTGCATTATAACATAATCTTTATCAATTGTAAAGTTATGTTTAGTTAAATCTTCTGTAATTATTTCTTTTACTTCTTCAAACTTTAACGGGTTATTATTATTTACTGGCATGTTTCTAACAAATATAGCAACTTGGCCTGTTCTTTTCATTGCTTGTTTGAATAGCTCTCGATGCCCGCCATGCCATGGTTGATACCTACCCATCATTTGAACTGTAGGTTTTGTGCTATCTATCATATGTTAATATCCTTAGTTTGATTTAATAATAATTGTTTCGTTACATCAGTAATAGTACCTGTAACTTGAATAAGACTTCTAGGTTCCCAGCCTGCATTAGCACTTGCATGAGGTATATTTGGCCAGTCAAACCAAACAAGATCTCCCTTTTGCCATTTAAGAAAACTAGTACCCATTTGAAAAAAATGTCCTGGTTTCCAATCTTCTAAAAATATAAAAAATCTAGCAACTTGACTTGTATCTTTGTTCATTTCGTGTTGTTTGTCTATGTGTAAGTTTAACATTTCTCCAGGGTATTGTATATGAAATGCTTGTTTGGTGTTTTCTAATCCCAAACTATCTAACATGCTTTTAAACACACCTTGAAATTCAAAATGTTTTCGAAATATAACTGTATCTTCGTCCATACCTGCTCTACGCAAATCTTCTAATTCTGATTCTAATTGTGCATGGTCTGGATGATACTTTTTGCCTCTAGTTGCCCAAGTCTTGTGTTTTGCTTGTTTAACAACATCAGCAAGTTCACGAGACCAATCACCTTTAAATCTTGCTAGCCAACGATAGTCGTAACCAGCAAGAGGTTTACTGTTCCAGTTAAAATGATAATTGCTTTGTTGTTTGCCTGCTTCCCAATTACTATTCATAAACTGATGCTTCACATGCTTTTTTAACTTCTTTGTCTAACCAATGATCCTCAATATCATGTATATATTTTGCATTAGCATTTTCATTTATTATTTCGTCTACCTTGGGATTTGTCCAATCTATAGGAAATTTTAAAATTTCAATAAGTGATTCTAAATAACGATGCTTCCACATAATTAGACTTTCATAACTTAAAAAATTAATAAAATGCTCTTCGCTTATTTCTTCTATTGCTCGATTAGCATCATTAAATGTGACCTTTCCCCGAACTCGTTCTTGTTGAAATTCTACAATAGATTTTTCACGAGATATAACTGCTATAATAGGTGATACTTTTTGTTTTTCAACTTCTTGGCAAAATTCTAATACAGGCGGAACTCTATTCCCGCCTTTATATACATAAGGTATAGAACAAGATGTAACAAAATGAGAATAATCTTTGGATAACTCTAAAAGCGTAGGATCTGCCCATGCATTAGCAAAAGGTTCTAAATGATGGCCTTCCCAATATTGTTCCTGTAACTTTTGCCATCCGTATACACTTTTATGTAAGCCAAATATTTTAGCCCACATATGATTGCCGGACCCTTGAGGTCCGACAACTATTAGCATTTTTCTATCAAATGCAGTCATGCTTTAATTGCTTCTCCTTGTGCAGAAGCAAACATGTTTGAAAAAATTAATGTTAAAATAGGTGCTCCTAAAATAGCAACCAATGTACCAGCGAATACAATATATGATCCACCGCCAAACATCTTACCCCAAACAAATAATGCTTCGCCTGGTACGGCGGCAAGTATGATGCCCCAAAACATTCCGGGTTCAGTTACCCATTCTGGTTTGAGTAACGAAATCATACTAGGTAACCAGACTGCCGCCCGCAGTACAGCAAAAAACAGGAATAACCATACTAACTGCATTCCAGGGATATTTGCAATTAGTAATCCTGCTATTGCTAATGCTACCATACCTAATCTTGCATAGGTAATAATATCTTTATTGTTTGTGCCTTTTTTGAATTGATTAAACAAATCGTGTCCAGTCATGTTAGCAACCGATGCAAACTGCGAATCAAGTATAGCAACCAGTCCTGCGAACACCATAAAGACGAATATAACCGTCGCTACTGGTGGTAAAAAGGTTCCTATAGTAATTGCATTAGTAACACCTACCATAGATTTAGGAATTTCTAGTCCTGCACCAGCGGCAACAAAACCTAACAATCCCATCATAATAGGTACAACAATAAAAACAAAACTAGCAATAACATAAGACGGAATAATACTATCCTTCTTAATACTAAATGCTCGTTGGTAAAAACTATTATCGCCCCATGGACCACCCATGTGGCCTAGGAATGCCGCGGCTCCAAAGCCTGTAAATATACCCCAAGCAAATGGTGTACCTAATATAGATGCTCCTAGTCCTGTACGTCCTCCTAAGCCTGCAACTACTGTACTCCAGCCACCTGCTTCTGAAATTGCCCAAGGTACTAATATAATAACACCTGCCCAAACTACAATAATTTTAATTACTTCTGTAATTACAGTTGCTTTAAGCCCTGTCCGGAATGAATATAAAATTGCAACGCCTGCCATTAAAAATGTTGCTAATGTATAATCTATTCCGGTAAGGGTTGTAACAGTTTTTGATCCTGCTAACAAATTAATAGCAAATGCACATGTAGCAAGAATCATCATTTCTACTACAAATAGCCATTGCAATCTAGGACTAAATCGTTTCCGCAAGTAGCCTGAAAATGTAAAGCCTTTCGGAGATTCCGTTCGTATCTTTTTTGCAAAATATGCAAACGCACCTAATGTTAGGAAGTTTCCTAAACAAAACCAAAACAAACCTACCAAACCATTTACGTATGCTTGTTGTGTACTAATAAAAAGGCCCGGTGCCCACAGCCAAGCGGCCGCCACACTTAGAGAGCCTTGAAACGTGTTTAATTCTCGTCGTGCAACGAGGAAAGATGTTTTATTATCATCGTACCCACGTGAATACCAATAGGTCATTGCAAATGCAAATAACCCATATACTACTAAAATTCCTGCTCCTGTCTCCGGAGAGAAGAGAGGAAACAAACTTGCTATATCCATTTTACTCCTTTATCCATTCACTATATAGTCTTTGTTTATCGAGAGTGTTATGATTTTCATATGTCATAAAATTGATTTTATAATTGAACGTGTCTGCAAAATGTTCCATCCATTCTTCGTTCCATGGAAAAAAATTTATTTGCAAACATTCTTGATTATCATGGTCATGATGACCGGGATTGCACCGCCAGTAAATTCTGCTGGTGTCTTTTAATATACTTATTACCTTTGCAATTTGGTTTGTTATTCTGTTAACATCACCAAAATTTATTGAGCCTAAACATAATGCAACATCATATTTATCGTCAGGCAAAAAGTGTTCTAAACTTATTTTTATATCTGCTTCATCATTTGCAGGATCTATTCCTAACAAATTTGGTATTTTGTCTTTAAATAAATTATAACCACATCCTACATCTATTACTGTTTCATGTGGTTTAATTTTATCTACTATTTGTATGCCGGAATATTCCCACTCATCTATTGGAGAAGGTCCCCATACATTCTCAAAATAATAATCTAATTTATTTTGATCCATTTTTTAAAATTGTGCTATAATCTGCCATAATAAGTGATTTAATTTGTTTAACTGCTAAATCATATAAATTATCTTGCTTGTTTCTAATTTGAAAATGAAACCATTCAGGTTGTTCGAACATTTTGTTTGTATCATCATATCTACTATGTTTCACAGTATTTAACCATATTAATAATCCTGGTTCAAACAATTGTCTAAGTTCTTCAGTAGGACATATAAAGTCACATACTACCCATCCATCTATTGCTTCTGCCATATCTTTCATACGTAAACATTGTCGTATTCTGCCTTTGGGGGAAAAATCCCAATCCTTAGCCTGCTTCCTTACTTCGTCTGCATTTAAATGGGGACAATTTAGTGTATAGGCTAATTTTTTGGCAAAAGTCGTTTTGCCAGAGTCATTCAACCCCATTACCAGTAATTTATTATTCATTTTTTAATTAAGTATATACCTTTATTTTGTGTTTACGCTCAAATTCTCTAGCATCATTTCTTGTGTTTACTAGTGGTTCTCCTTTAATGTTTAAACTTGTGTTAAGCAACATCGGACATCCTGTCTTTTTATACCATGTTTCTAGTAAATTTCTTACGTGCGGACAGTCTTTTTTAGTAACTGTTTGTACCCTGCTTGTATTATCTATGTGGACAATAGCGGGAAACTGCTCTGGATACTTACATCTAGCAGTAAATTGCATATAAGGTGAAGAACTCACCGGCATGTCAAAGTACTTATCTGCGTGTTCTGCAAGTATCATTGGAGCAAAGGGCCTAAACGGCTCTCTTCGTTTATATTTATTAACTAAACCTTTAATTTTTTCACCTCGCGGATCAGCTAATAACGAACGATGTCCTAATGCTCTAGGACCAAATTCTGCTTTACCACTTGCTACTCCGCATATTTTCTTTTTTAGTAATTGATGTACTACACCATCTGTAGGGTACTTCCCTTGTATGTCATGTCCTAAGTATGCTCCTGGCCAACGTATATGTGTATTCATATCTGCTAATATCGCACCTATAGCAGAACCAGCATCGCCTGGACTAGGCATAATCCATATATCGTCCCACATGTTTGCTATATGACTATTTGCTACACAATTTAACGCACAACCGCCAGTAAACACTAAGTTATTGCTAGAACCGTGTAGCCTAGCCCATTGCATTATATCTTCTAATATATGTTCATAAATCTTTTGAGTTGCGGCGGCCACATCATATATATCCATTGCCCGTAATCCTTCGGGTTTCCACCATAAACATCCTCTATGTAAATTTCGATTGAATTTTACTTTGCCTTTTGCTATACTTTTAAAAAATGTGGTCCATAATTCTTCGTAAAAACGATTAGGATCGCCGAATGCTGACATACCCATTAAGATATACTCTTCTTCGTTGGGTTTTAAACCTAGCCTCTGTGTCATTGCAGAATACCACAAACCTATCGAATTTGGAAACCATTGTGAATGAAGTTTTGTTAACGTGTTACCTTCTGCTTTCCATATGGTTAAAGTTTCCCATTCTCCTATTGCATCTATAACAACTACTGTTGCATTTCTAAACGGAGATGTAAAATATCCCCCGGCGGCATGTGATAAGTGATGTGATATGTTTTTTTGACGAAGGTCGTATTTAAAAGATAATCCTAAACTATCTATATGATTACGCAATGCTTCGCCTGTTATTGCACTTTTTAAATCTCTGTTTACAACATTCCATTGTTTAGCATATATTTGTCGTGTAAGTTTTTTTAATGGCTGTTCATAATAACAAATACGATTAGGTGAACCATAGCTCAACGCATCACGCAATAACTGCCAATTAAGATTTTTATCGTTTTTTACTCTGCTATATCGTTCTGAGTGCGATGCAAATACAAGTTGTCTATTTTTAACAACCGCCAATGCCGCATCATGTGATAGTGCAGATATACCCCAGGTTATCATGTATTTTCTTTAATTAATTTATTTAATATATTTGCAAGATACTTGCATCCTTTATGTGTATAATGTCCTGTGTTACCATCTGGTTTTACTGTTATTAGATTAGCATCTTCATTTCGAAGAATATTATTAATTCTATATAATGGTAATCGTATTAAATTTTCTTGTTTCCACATAAATTTACTGTCAGGTGGGCCGGTGGCAAATACTAATCCTTTTTTATTTTTTAATTTTTTTTCTAAAAATGTTATACTTAGTTCTGTTAAAAATCCTGGACGAACAATAGAATCATAACAATCTAATATCCATTCTTTCATTCCAGAATTAATTTTAATATTATATTTTTTTAATATCAGTTCAAACCTGTCTATATAATGATCGTATATTAAATGATCTTTTTGTGGTTTTTTTATCCAAGACATATTCTCATTATAAAGAGTAAAATTACCCATCTCAATTTTCTTAAAAAATTCATCTAATAATACCCGGCCTGAAGAAAAAAATTTTATTCTTGGTTCTATAGTTTCTTGGATAATAACATGGGTGTATAATTTTAATTTATCTTCATGTTCTAATTTAGCTATAATTTCTGCATAATTAAAATATCCGCATCCAGGCAAAGCAAAAATATCTACTTTAACATTTTTTAATATATCTATATAATTATACCATCCTTCGGGGCCATACCATTTTTCTCCTTTATTATACTGCCCTTTGGGACCATCATTATCATTATCCTCAAGAGGACCATAATGACCAAAAGAAAAACTACATCCTAGTATTAAAACTCTCATAATATTTCTCATAAAATTCTAATCCTTCATGATATAATTTATCGTCTCCTTGGCCCGATAAATGTTTTTTTATTTGATCATTATCTGTTTTTTGTAATAATTTAAGTTTTCGTTCTGAAGGAAGATTAATTGCATCAAAATATGTAGGGTATTGTATAAAATTTAAATCCCATCTACATTGATATTTTTGCATGTAATTATAAAAATTGGGGAAATTTTCTATGTTTAATATACCTAAAGTAGGTGTTATAACTAATTCAAATGTAGGAAAATTTTCTATTAGATATTCAATATTTTTACATACTTTTTTAAAACTGCCACCTAATCGTATGTTATCATTATATTCTGGTAACCCATCTAAACTAATATTAAAATTTACATTATGCTGACTAAGTTTTTCTAATTTCTGTGCTATTTTTTTATTTGATAAATCAATAGTACAATTAGTAGTAAAAGTTATAGATACTTTTTTATTACTTTCAAGCAAATCTAATAATGTCAAAACATTATCATCTAAAAATGGTTCTCCGCCTGCTAGATATACAGACTTGATATCATTTATGTATGGTTTAAGTTTATTGATATAATCTATACTTTTATTTTTTGATCCCTCAACATACATTCCTAAATCTTTATAAATGTCATAAATTTTACTGCTAAATGATGGAGAACACATTACACAAGCAAGATTGCATTTATTACTAAATCGTATATCTAAATAATATATTTTAGGTTTGTTTATATTTGTTTGTTTAAAATAATCATCGTCTAATTCTGTAATATAATAACCACATTGATCTTGTCGCATAGATTGTAATCCTTTATCTTCGGCTTCAAAACATTTCCAACAAGTATTGGGTCGTTCGTTGTTTAAAAATGCTTGTCGTAATTTAATAAAAGAATCTATGTTTATATTTTCTTTATATGATTTTTTAACATCTAATTTACCAAACGAAGACATAGGATCCGATTTGCAACATGGAAACATATTACCATCGGCCCATGCATGTAAAGATATCCATGGTACAGGACAAAAATTATTAAAGTTCTTTTTTTCTAAATCTAAATAACGATAATTGTGTTTCATAAAACTATATTGAAAGTTAAGGACAGTAAGAATGAGCATCTACAAAGAGAGATTTTTTTTGTTTCGGTTGCAATGAATAATGTTGAGCATTTAACCATGCAGTATTTAAACAATATGTTAATAATTTATTGTATTTAATATAATTTTCTATAGGTTCTATAACAGAATGATGCCAATTTTTATAAATTATATCATTATCTATCACTAAATCATTATTTATTTTTTCTTCTATTTTATCTATCCAATAATCAAAATCTTTTACTAAACTACTTTCTTGTATGAAATATAATTTATGAGGATTAGTAAATCGAAAAAACATTCCACTTAAACAATTAATTACTACATGTTTAATTGCATCTCGAATAGAATAAGGATAACTTGAAATAAGGTTAGGCAGTACAAGTATAAATGGAATATTTGAATAAAGTGCCACATGCATTAATCCGCCCTCTGCTCCGAAAACATATTTAGATCCTAAAATCATATTAATTTTTTCTACTAATGAAATTCCTTGTTTGTACGTATTAGTGACATATTTATAATTATCTTTACATTTATTTTTTAAAGCATCAACTATTATGTTTTCAGGTGTTGAATAGAAACTTTTTAATAGATGAGGAAAGAAAGCATTCCCACCAATAAAATACATTACTTTAAGAAAATCCCCCTCATCTTTATTTTCTTTTTCCATAAAGTCTATATCAGCTCTTCTAAGAATATCATAATTTTTAAAATTCCCCCAACCGGTAAAGGTTCGATTATTAGTATTTGTTTTTTTAAATAGCAATTTTCTATATGGAGTAGTCTTCATATTTAATTTTATGACATTATCATAGTTTCCTAACCGAATTTTTTCGGCTGTTTCCCATATATGTTTATATTTGGTATCTTCAATAGGTTTTTCTTTTATATATAAGATAGTATTAGTATTTGCAACTAATATAGTTGTGGTTGGATACTTTTTTTCGCCATCAATAAAATCTATAAAACAAATATTTAACTTATTATAACTTTCTTTCAAATTAAAAATACAATAACAAAATCTAAGGAGGGGAGATCGAGTATGTTTTTCTATTTCTAATATTTCAGCAATACATTTATTTTCTACCATTTGTCTGGTTTGATCTTCAAATTCGTTCTTTGTTGCTGTTTTACTAAAATCAACACGTAAAAATATTGTACATTCTGATTTTAAAGATTTTATATTTGAAGTCCAATACGATATTTCATTTAAATGATCGCCAAGGCCACCTTTATGTATGTTAACCTTATAATTATTTAAATAATTAATCATATAATCTATCCATTGTATTAAAAAATTGAAAACATTCACCTACTAAAGAAATGTATTTTCGAAAATGTTTAGTTTTATATCCATTCGAAACAGCATGTAATGCATTCGATGTATTTAAATAAAAAACAAGTGTATTTTTTTCATATTTTATAGTTTTTACTACTTCAATGTTTGAATAAAAGCCAGGCAGAGGTTTTTTAATAAACTTACTATCTTTAGTTAACTTACAAATTAATAAATCTCGTCCTAAACTATCATCATCAGAATTCCTCATATAAAATAATCCATTATATAATTTATAATTATTATCTAAATGAGGGCCCCTAACCGTTGACGTATATTCAACTGGTGTGTTTATGTAGAATTGACATTCCAATTCTACATCTCCTTCTATATTTCTTTGTCCGTAATTAGCCGATGACCTAATACACCCTTTTAATAATTTAAGTTGTTTTCTAAATTTATTTTCTAATATATATAATTCATCATAAAACAAATCTATAACTTCTTGTAAAAACTCTGTAGAAGAATGATACCTAAAAAATTCTTTCCATTCATATGATACATTATTATTATCTAATACATGCAAGCATCCTTTTGAATAACCATAATTTTGTTTATAAGGTTCATAAAATATATTATCATAAGCTGGCCATTGTGAATCTAATAATTCATAATAATCTAATGGCAAGGCATTTTTTATTATAATATGTGGAAACGGATATAAAATTATATCAGTTTTTTTGGCTTTTGATAAAATTGAAATCATTTAACCATAAGTTTGAGAAAGAACAATTTTCATGTTTTTTATTCCACGGACCGCCTAATGTATAATGATAAACTTTTGCCGAATCAGAATCGTATTCGTCGACAAGAAAATTATATTCTAACGGAATACTACCAATATTATTAGTCCATTTAAATTGATGTAACCATAAACCAGTATTATTATTTACAGCATCTAAAGATAAGTTTTTACAATCTTTATGAGCACAATTAAACATCATTAAACTACTCCAATTTTTTTTCTCATACTTTGATTGGTTTACATTTTTGTTGGCAATTAATTTTTTATCTGTTTTTGGAATATAATCATGTTTACACACCATAACAGCATATTGTTCATCATAAAATTCTAATAATTCGTAAATATCACATTGCCATAAAAAATCTTGGTCCATAAAAATTGCAATACCTTTGTAATCATTTAACCAGGGCACTAAAAATCGACAAATAGAAAATTCTGTTGTTTCTAACGGATTAGCTTCACGCCACCAATTTTTTTTTGGTAAAATTGATGTACCTATATTTTTTATAGTTATTTGTTTGTTTGTTCTAGATAATATAGAATATTTGCATACATCAGATACAAATTGAGTCCGACTATCAAATCCTATATATACTGTTATCATAATAATTTTCTATTTCTATTAATAAAATCTAACACAATTTGCGGTAAACTCTCTAGCATAGATACATCGCCATATTTAGGATTATTTGCATCCATCGGAATCATATCTCCTGATTTAGAAGATTCTAAATGGACAAACTCCGGTTCTGGAAAAATGTTGTAGCTTCCATCTTTTTCGGATTCAGCAAATATTACTTTAATAACATGGCCTATTAACTGACCACCTTTCCATTCCCCGATATACAATGCCCGATATGCTTCATTATATTTTTTAGGCATAAAATTCCATATAGCAACTCCAATACCTTCGGCTAGTCTATTTTTCCATAACCCGAACTGTTTCATTGATCCTGGATATTCGTGATATCCCCAACCATTTCTATTACCGTTGGCTATTTCTCCTTCATATATTTGTCCATCAGGATATACAAACCCTAATACGCCTTTAAGTTTTTTATTTAAAAAAATATGTCTGTTTGATTTATTATCATATTTGCCGTCATAAAAATTATATCCTGGTTCTTTAGAATCGAAAAATGACAATTCATTCATATCTATTATAGGATATAATTGGGCTAAGATTTTTTTGTTTAATACTTTAAAATTAGATGAATATGTTTTAGTTCCATTTTGAAGATAACCTAACGATGTTATATCTATTTCATTATTATCTTCATCATACCATTTTCCGTTACCAGTCGGATAATAATGAATATCCCCTATATACTTGTAACCATCAACATGTAAAAATACACCAAATCCTTGAGCATTATTATTATTAAATTCACCTATTGCTGTAGCACCATTTTGCCATCTATATATACCCCATCCATGCTTTTTATTTTTTACATATTGTCCTGCGTATATATGACCTAATCCCCATTGCTTAATACCGAGGCCGGTAACATTGCCATTTTCAAATTCACCCAAACAACGAGCACCCGGTTTAATATAATAGCCAAACCCATGTTCTTTACCGTCTTTATATTCTCCAAAATACGTTCTCTTAATTTCTGTATCATACGAGTACCCTATACCAGTATACTCTTTAAGCCGATCTATCGAAGAAACAAATGATGCCAATGTAAACTCTGTAAAATACTTTATACCTTTTATCATATATCCTTCAATCCTTTATTTATGGTTAATTCGCTTAAGAAATTCATCTTTACCTTTTTGCGTTCCATCAACTGAACAATTATTACATGGCGCAAAATCTCGTTTACCATTATAAATTCTATCTAATTTATTCCATGCATCTACAATATTTTTACCATACCCTACTTTTCTATTCCAATCATTACAACATAATCGAACAGTACCATCTAAATCAATAAACATTTTATAAAAAGGTATATAGCAATAACCATCACGGGCGTCTTTGCCTATGTCAACTGACCCACCTCTATTAGTAAAATTAGGTTCTCTTTCTTCTAGTGGGCGTAATTCAATATTATCATATTGTCCCCATGCTTCTTGGAACATATCATATTGTGGCTTGCCATCATATATTGACACATAAACAATATCTATATCTCGCGACAATATACTTTCAAGCATTTTAGAATTTTTATATAGTATATCGCCATTAGTTGTAATACGTATTTTACACTTTTTAGGCATAAGGTCAATAATATTAAACAAATCTTTATTCATTAATGGTTCGCCCCAGCCAGTGAAACTTAACGTACCTTTCCAACGAATGTTATCTATTTGTTTTGCTATATTCTCTGCGGTGGGTATGGACATGTATCCCGTCCACTTAAACCCTTGTCCATGAGGACAAAAAATACATTTTCTGTTACACCTATCTGTAATATTCAATTCAATTGATTTGAGATCAAGCATGAACGTATTTTTTCTATATGTCTGTATATTATTTTTTTTGAAACTGTAGATAAATCGTCGTTAAAATAAACATCATATTCTTTTAAAATTTTCAAACAGTCATGATTTGCTTTTTCTAACATAGCATCAGTAATCGGACCGTCGTTATTAAAACAGTTTATTTTTTTTAATTGGGAAGTATCTTTATCTATAATTAGTTTATCTAAATCAATTATGTAATTGTTATTATTTATATAAAATTTATCCTTAGGTATTTCTATCGAAAATGTTCCTGTAATAATTTCTTGTTCTAATTTTTTTGCTAACTTATCTTTTTCTTTATTATTTAAATTTAAAATTTTTTCTATATATAATTTTGGATTTTTACAAACAGGATCGTTGTTTATACCTTTATATATTTCAAGATTAGAATCTAAATGTATAAATCGACAAAAAATACCAAGAATAGACGGGTCTTGGATTAATTTAAGTGGATTAAATGTTTTGTAAGTTAACATAAGAAATTTAAACCAGATATGTTTAAATATTGGTTGATATAATCTTATATTAGGTAATGGATCTATTGATTTTTTAAATTTTTCATACATTATAGGTAAAAAATGAGAATTAATTATAAAAGGTGTATCACTTTCAGCTGAAATATTTACATCTAAATTATAAATAAAATCATTGTTTGGTAATTTATTATCTATCCAGTATATTGAATTAAAATTAGCGATTAATATAGATATAGATTTTTCTAAACTTATATTTTTATTACTACATAATTCTTTCAAAAAATTATTTACTTTAGTTTCTTCATGATGTAAAATATTTCCTGCCGAATCCATGCACCGCCATCGATAACTTTTTTGGGATCTATTTTTATTAATAATTTTTTCTATTAAATGATTGTCAGATACAAATTGGTTATATATTTTTAAATTATTTAAATGTTTATATTGATCAATATAACTAAACTGAATAAATGAAGTTAGAAAATCACCCATACTACCAGTAGAATATATAATATATATTATATCATCTAAATTATTTTTGCTTATATGGTACATTATTAGTTAAATTAGTAAAAGTATTCGCCACAATTCTCTTTTATCATAACACCAATCTTGTTTTCTAGAATGAATTACTTGAAAATTATCCCACATAAGCATGTCCTTTTCTTTCCACGTACATTCTTCTGCAAATTTATTTTCTAATTCATGATCGTGCGAAATAAGTTTTTGGATTACTGACGTATATAATCCTTTTTTATCATTATCTATATCAGAAATATCTTCAATAGATGTAGTTGATAAGTTTAAAATAGGTATATTTAAGATAGGATGATAAACAATAGGAGAGTAATATTCTTCTGCTTGCTTTTCTTTTTTAGAGAAATTAATAAAAATATCAGGAATATCCCAAACCCAGCCTAGTTTCTTTTTATCTGTTATTTTTTGATCCTGATTTGACATCCGTTGGTGTAATTTCTTGAAGTTATAATGCATCTGAATAGATTTAAGATACTCTACATCATTATCAAATACTTCTGCTAATATTTTAGTAGTATCTATAAATTTAGTCGGTAAACTTTGAGCATTGTCTTTATTATATGCAACCCCTGTAATACATTTTTTACAAAACAAAGGAGTTCTAAAAGAAATATCTGAGTGCCAGGGTAACTCACAGGCCGGGCCAAGTAGCCCGTCTTTAGCAACTCGTATAACACCTGGTGAAGGCATGCCCGGTAAATCACCATCCAATTTACCACACCCCATATTTGCTACTATGTTACCATTAATTGCTGATTTGCTAAATTGTAAAAAATCTTCTGGATTAAAAGTTATATCTTGTTCATTTTTTACTAAAATAACACCATGCTTTAATACTTCTTGTTTATAGTTTTTGTTTACATCTAGCGTTGTAGTATACATCCTTTTCCCCAAAACATCGGTATATGTTTATTTACTACATAATATTTTGCAATTCTATTTTTTAATTTTAATGGCATTTTATATTCATAATCAATATCATATATATAACCTGTAGTGTTTATTTTATTCCAATATCTTTCCCAAAAAGCATTATGGCTTTTTCTTGCATTCCAATATACTGTATCAATATCGTTTTTAATATGGTCTATTACCATGTATGAAAATAAATCGGAATATGAATTAGGTGAAAATATATTATAACCTTCACGAATTATTCCATTTGAATGTATTATTTCATTTGATTTAATTAGTCTCGAATGCCATGTACGCTGAACAGATATTAATTCTTTATCAAATCCTCCATAAAATTCTGTAATATGATTTTTTAATGTCTTTTTCCATAGACCAAAAAACATTTGTCCTTCTATGCTCTGTAAAGTAATTTTATTTAATATGAATTTTTTTGTAGATAGTAGATCTATTACACTATCATAATCGTCTACAGTTAATTTACGAAACAATTGTCATACCTGAAATATTTTTATCGTCTAAAGCAATATGTACAAATTTACGTATAGTATCTGAAGAAATAGATTTTTTCGTAAATTGATCTCCGAATATATTTGCGGATCCGGGAGTATTAACAATGTCTGTACATATATTAATATGTTGTATAAATTTATATCTGTTAGTAATATATTTAAAATATGTGTCTACTGCCGCTTTAGATGCATAATATGCAGGTGGTAACATTTTTACATCCCTAAAAGCAGTAAGTGCCAACGATCCAAATGTTAAAAATTTTGTAGGTTGTTGAATACTTATTTGATGCTCAACTATAGAACATAACGGATGAAACATAATATCAAATAAATTACGTACACTATCTGTCCTGGACATATCCATACATGTGTATGTGATAAAATCAAATGTATTATTATTTAAGAATTTATTAAGTTCATTAGTATCAGTAACATCAAGTATTATAGTATTATTTTTGCCAGATCGGCTTATACCTATAACAGAATGTTTTAAATCTCTATGTAACAAAAGAACTTCTTTGCCTAATCCTTTGCTTGCTCCTACTACAAGTGCGTTAATTTTCATAAATTTGTTTTAGATATTGTTGTTTAAGATTTTCTTTTCGTATTTTAAATTCTTTAAAATTAATATCAGAAGTTTTAGAAATATTAAAACATTTGGTATAATCATACCCCAAATTTCTCATGCGAGAATAAAATTGAAAAGAAGACAAATAAGTTTTTGTTTTACATTTCTCATTAGTGGTAAAATTAGTTAACAACTCATCTGCTTGTTCACTTGTGATTTCCTTGCTTAGCCAAGTTTCGTTTGTTTCTTTACTAAACGTACTATAATCTATTATATCTTCTAATGTTTTATCATACTTTGGTATATATAATTTTTGAAATACAAAACTATCTAATGGACAATCGGGTGCAGTAAGCCAGTCAAATGTTTCATTTAATGACTCTTCTGTTTCCCCAGGCAATCCTATTATAAAACTTGCTCCTAATAGAACATCGTTGTTATATTTTTCTTTTAAAAAATATAATAATTCTTTTTGTTTTTCTGGATGCAATCCTTTGCCTATATGTTTGCCTGCTTTATGATTAAAAGTTTCAATTCCAAATTGTAAACTTTTTGCACCACTTTCTTGTAATAATTCTCGCATTTCTCGCCATCGCCACATCAAATCTAATCTAGCATAACTAGACCATTCAATTTGAAACGGTAAAGAAGTAAAAGTTTCATGCAAAGACCTAACTTTATGAATAGAATCATTATACAAATCATCAGTAAACATGTAACCTGTTGTCCCCCAATTATTATAATTCAATAGCATTTCTTCTTTTATTGTTTCTGCTAGTTTAACATTATCTCCTGTATTTTTTTTATCATAATTACAAAATTTACAATTAAATGCACACCCTCTTGCTATTTCTATTGGTAAATGTTCGTTATCAAAAATATAATCACTTACATGAAATAATATTTTACTTCTTTTAAATTTATCATATTTGTAATTTGTATTGCTATAAATTTTATTTTCAATTTTTTTATTATTTTTTAAACAATTTAACAATGCTATAATACTATTATCTGCTTCCCCTAATACATAATAATCTATTGGGAGTCGTCCGTTGTAATGCGGTGCCTTTGCTCCTCCGATAACTATTTTACAATTACTATTTTTTGTTTTAATATAATTTAAAAATTCCATCATCCATGGATTAGAATGGGGGAATGTTGCAATATTTGACAAACGAAGACGTTTTCGTAAATCAGGAGATGCTTCATCTTCAGTTGCTCTACTGAACAAAGTTGTTGCAAAACCCACAATAAGAGTATCTTTTGTAACAAATTTATCTATTAACTGTTTTGATTCTTCTAGTGTAAAATGAGCGAAAAAGTCGATAACTTGGCACGAATATCCTGTATTTCTTATTTCTGTTGCTACTTTATATGCGCCAGCGTATCTACCAAACCCCGGTACTCCGTTACAGTCAGTAAATATTATTGTATCCATTTTTAATTACTTGAATATACCTTTAATACATTTCTTTCTTCATAATCATTTAATAATGTTTCATATGGTAAACTTAAAAACCGGCGCCATTTTTTGGGTTGTTTTTTTGCATCTTTAAATTGATCACACATATTTGGCGGAAAAATATATCGTTTTTTTTGCTTAGGAATATTAAATCCAAACCAATTATATAATTCGTTCTTCCAACCAAAATCGAAATCTTCCGTTGTTTTTTCTTTTACTTTTTGTTTTATAAAATCATTAAAAATAAACGAACAACCAGTTGCGGATGTATCTGTTAAAAATCTTGCTTCGCCAGGTCTTTTATAATAATTAAAACTTTCAGAACTACTAAGTCCCATAACTGAGGAAATAAAATGCATTTTACCTTTACGTAATCCGAGATCACCCGGCATACTAATACCTAAACATAAAAAATATTCAACAGGTAAATTGCCAATGGCCCAATATTGCAAAAAGTAATCTGGATGAGGTAACCATAAATCTAATTTCATGTATTCATCAAATAATTCATTTGCATTAATATCTATATATTCGACCTGTTTTTTATTATCTTTACAAAATTGTTTTGCAAATTCTATTTCATATTCATTTAAAAATTTACCACTATCATAAACTTTATACACGAAATGCATAGCATCTACTTTTGCTTCGTGGAAAGCATTAGCAACAACTAAACTATCCTGCCCGCCACTTAACATTATAGCAGGATTTTCAATATCATATCGTTGACATCTCTGAAGTAATGTTTCTTTATAATCAAGGGGGTTTATTCCTTTTGTATTAGTAGCATGATCATAAAAATGATTATACCACCAATTAAATCCTAATTCAAATTGATAGTTTTCTGATATTTTATATTTAAACCAAGTATTCATTTATATTTTTAGTATTATTGAGGACTTCTCTGTGTATTTCTGTTTTAAAAAAAGAAGAATTCGTTTCTAAAAATGAAACCAAAGGAAGTGCTTTATTATATTTAATCAAATCTTTATCGTCACGATAGAAATTAAAAAACGGATTAAAAGTATTATGACTAAGATAATTATCTATAGAATGTAAAATTCTATATGGACTCATATTTGTTGATTGTTTAACATCTTTAGGATAAAAATATATGTGTTTTGTAAAATTATTATGTATAATTTTTTCTAAAGTAGAATCCGCATTTAAACCATTATGATAAAATATTTCAGGAAAATCGTAATCAATAATAGAATTTTTAAAACCTTTAGCAATATGTATATTGGCATTAAGTCCTTCGGCTAATAAAGTACCAACGTAAACATCTGTACATTGGCTCATAACTATTAACCTTTTTGTAGAAGGAACTTTTTCAGTTATAAAATTTTTTAAATATTCTATACTATTTTGTATGTTATTTGTTAAAGGACCAATACCATAATAATGCGAATCATATAAATCCTGAGGTGTTTTAGTTAGAATTATTATATTATATTCATTAAAATATTCATTAAAAAATTTAGTTTGAATAAATTTAATATATCCTAATTTATTAAGGTGCTCTCCAAAGGTGGAAATATATAACAATGTTTTATTTTTATTCTTATTATATACTGCTAATCTATCATGAAACCAACAAAAATTAGTTGCTTTTATTTTTTTACTTAAATTTAAATATTTCTGTATTATCGTATTATCATAAAATTTATTTTCTCCTATTAATTTATCTAATATAATTGTATCAAGATTATTTTTTGTTTTTTTATAAAATATTATTCCAATAAATGGCTGAATTCGATTATTCAAAGATGATGTTAATATAACATTTAATTTTTCAGGAGAAAAACAATTTAAATAATTATCGTTTCTGTTTAAGAAAAGAGTTATATCATTTACATTTAACTTAACAAAATTATTAGCTACAGGTAATAAAAAAATATTTGATTGTTTTGGTATATTGAATAAGTCTATTAAATTATGTTTTCCTGGTGTTATAATAGTAATAATTTTAAAATCATAATTTTTCTTAAAAATTTCATCAGGAAAATAAAAATCTATCCATTTTTTTAAACCGTCGGGGACAATATCATTATTAATATCAATTATATTATTTGACGAGTAAAAATTAATATTATGTAATTCATCTCGCATCTTATGTAGTTCGTGAGCTACATGACTAAATCTAGTGTTAAATTTCCAAGTATACATCTATTATCTTTTGCATTTTTACTTATTTTTTTCCAAAGTTCATCATTAAGAGTGTTATTTACTAAATCTAATAAACGGGCCCATTCTTGTTTATTCGGATATAAAATTAAATTTCTTGCATTAAAAAGAAAAATTTTATCAAATTTTTCTTTTGGATTATATCTCCAATTTGTAATATACATATTTCGTACAAAATCTATACCATGTGTTTGTAATTTATCTATTAAATACCTATCAGGATTACCATGCGTATTTTGTAAATTTTTATGACACATTAAATTAAATTGTTCGTGTTCATATCCTTTTGGCCAATAAAAATGTAAAATAGTAAAATTATTTAAAAATTCGAAAAATATTTCTCTACGGCGAATTTCAGAATGTAAATGACAAAGAGCAAAATAATAATTATCAATTGGGTCAACATTTTTTAACCATACATTAAATAAATAATTGCTTAGTTTATATAATTCTTTTAGATCTAATTTGTGTATATCTCTATTAATATGTAATTTTTTAGACAATGTTTTATCTATTTCCATTGTCCGAAACCTACTTTTAAAAATATCTCTAAACCACCATTTATTAGTTAATTCGTTCCGCCAATTTTTATAATAATCTTTATAAACACAATCATCAGCTATTATTGTACCTATAAAATCTCCACCTGCTCCAGCAAATGCCGATATAAAATATATTTTATCTTTTAATTCAAGAACGTCTATCATTTTTTTCATGGGTCCAAATGTCATCTATTTGATTATTCTCGCCACATGTGGTAGCACAATATCCTAATTTACCACAACGAATATTATCCTTATTCCAGCCATCTTTAAATATATTAAAATAACCACTATTATACACTTCTTCTAATGTATTTTTGTATAAAGAAATATTATCTTCGCCAAATTTCTTAACTACTTGTTGTATCTGAACTAATTCAAACCAATTAGATGGTACATAATATACTGTACCTATCCAACAACATGGCATAACTAGTCCTTGGGCAGTAACATAAATCTCATGTTTATCTTCAGGATTTTCGGGTTTCCCTAATACTTTGCAATTTATAGTTGAATTATTAACTCTACGTTCATAATCAATCTCGGCATGAGCAGTTTTAGGATCAAAGTCTAAAATAGAATCCATAAATATTTTGTCCCATTTATATCTACTTGCTAAAGGTATAGATTGATGAATATTAACATTACCTATTTCAGTTCTTGATCCTAAATTTCTATTGTTTTCATCTGTCGGCGCTTCTAATAAATATTCCATCTCTCCATTCCTATTATAAACAGGGTGGGGCACAGGATTTCCGATTTTATCTAAATTTTGAAACCCTAATGCTTTTTTTGCAATAAATTTATCAAATCCCATTTCTTCACTTAATTGACGAGCTTCGTCAATTTGATGTTCATTATGTTTAAAAATAAGAAATTCCCATTCTGCTTTGCCACCGCCATCTATAAATGCTTGAGAATTTTCCATTACTTTTTTCCAACTATTATTTCTTCTATATAAATGATTAGTATCTTCCAAACCATCTATACTAAAAATTAATTGTCCTCTATCTACATTTTTGGGGAAATATTTTCCTAACTCTTTATAATAATCAGGAGTCCGAACTCCTCCATTTGTATTCATATGGATAAATGAATCGTCGTGTTCTGTTCTTATATATTCTATAATTTTTAACATATCTTTAGCAACATTTGGCTCGCCAGTACCTCCACATAAAACCCAACTTTTTAATTGCTTAATATAAGGCGAAAACCAAGATTTAAAATCTTGAAAAGATATTTCAGTTAGTTCTAATGTTTTTCTTACAGATGCGCCATTAATACTTCGAGGGCACATAGGGCACAATAAATTACATTTACTTGTAGGTTCTAAATGTATTTGATAAAGAGACTCTAACTCAAAATCCGGGTAATATTTCTGCATAATCTTTAAATAATTTAGTAAAATCTTGTTTTCGATATTTGTCGTGTTCTTTTATTTCATTAACCCATCTATTATAATCATCAACATTATATTCTTTTGAATGCATAAAATTTATTATATTATCAATTCCTCTATATGCATGCCAATCGGTAGATGCATCTTTTAAACCATCTCGTACTTTTTCTTCTATTTTTTGCTTAACTTCAGTAGGAATATTTGTTATATTTTGATAACTAGGCCAATGAACTAAATTTAAATAAACACCTATATTTTGTTTTTCGAAAAAATTTACAACTTCGTCAATATAATAAACATTAAAATTACTAATAGTTAAACAAACACCTGCACTTACTGTTTCAGGTTGCTCATCTCGAAATGCCATGTACTTTTTTATATTACTAAGCACTCGTTTCCATTTTGCAGGATACCGCATAAATTCAAATCTATCTTCTATTCCATCTATTGAAAACTGTATATCAACCCAGCCAAATTCTTTAAGCCAGTTTAAATATTTTGTTCTGAAAACAGTTCCGTTAGTATTATAATGAAGTTTTTGATTTTTAGAATAACCTAACTCAACACTTTTTTTAATAAGATTCCATTGCTCTTGTATAATCATAGGTTCTCCACCATAAAAATCAAAATGATTTATATTAGGTAACCAATTATCTAATGTTTTCCAAAGGGTATTTTCAGTTGAAAAACATTTTGATATTTGATCCATATGTGTGTTGATTTGTTTTGCTTGATCTTCATTAGCAAAAAATAACTCTTCTTCTAACCATCCAGTGCTACTATGTGTACCGCATGTACGACATGCAATATTACATTTATTTCCTAGTTTTAAATCTAATATTTGAGGCTGTGACAAATCATTATCTAATAATTCTTCATGTTCTTTGTTATCCCTTATTCGCTTTGAATTTCTTTCTGCTTTTTCTTCTACCCAACACAAGTTACAATTAGGATGATATTCTCCATTATTTAATGCATCTCTAACTTCATTTATTTGATCACAATTCCAAAACTCTTCAAGAGTATAGTCATTTAAAAATGTATTATTACCATTTATCTTTAATCTATCACTACTCATACAACATATTTTTACCTCACCATTGGCCTCGACTGATAAACTGGTAAAAGGTAAAACACAAAATGTTTTACTGTTTTTGTTTGCACAACTCATAAAAATCCTTATATTCTGGAAATGTTTTTAAAAAATTTTTATTTCTTCGTTTGTCGTGTTCTATAACAAATTTATAAAAATCTTTTTGTCCATTAGTAACTTGTTCTGGTGTAAATGGATTTTTTATCATAACGTCTGTAACCCTTTTCATTTTTTCATATTCTACTTCACTAAAACCATGCCAGCCTATTTTATCCATCCTATTTTTTCTCATAAATTTGAGTATATCTTTTTGATCATGTAAATATGATTCAGGCAAAGTATTAAGTAAAAACCAAGGGGGTTCTTTAATATATGGAGTATCAAATGCAATACGTTGTTCTTTTTCGCTGTTAAATTCAATTTCTTTAAATTCAGTTCGCCATTCCATTATTTTTTCTAATAACAATTTAAAACTATTTCTTACACATAAATTATGATAGGTACACATTAAATGAAGTTTACTATTTTTAACTGAATTTAAATATAACCTAATATTAGTTTCCCATAGCTCGCAATCAAGCCCGCTTCGTATATACTCTGCCTTTTCTCCCCAAGATTCGACACTAGTAAATAATTCAAATGCTTTAATTTTATTTTCAGCAAGTAATTTGTTTATTTTTGTAGTCAGTCGTTTTATAAACTTAGTTGCCATTCCCATATTACTATTAACATGTATAGTTAAATGGGGCGAAGGATCTTTATCTAACATATCAAGCATCTTATATGTATTTAGATTAATTAAACATTCGCCTCCTGTAATACGCAAAACTTGTAAATCATTTTTTAAGTCGGGCCACCATTTCCAAAATGCATCTATATATGGATTATAATCGTCTGGCTTATAAAATTGATCTTGTAAAAATTCTATACCATATTGATTGTACGAAACATCATAATTACCGTATCTTTCAATTTCTTCCATCCAACTAGAACTTGCTTGAGGACAACAATAAATACACTTAAAATTACATTTATTGCCAAAACTTAATTCTATATGCCTAGGATTCCAGTCAGCATTCCATGATAAATTTTTAATAGTATTATAATCTTTTAATGCATACTCATTTGAACTATGAATAAATCTATCAGATATATGGTCACCTTCTAAATCTTCTATATTCCAACAATAATAACATTCTTCAGGACGTCCGCCTTCTAGCATTGTTTTACGTTGTTGTTTTTTCCATTCTGTATTATGTAATGCCGAAGGATTATTCTCTATTTCTTTTAATCCTATTCGTCTAGGTTGAGGATGATAGCAACTATGATTATCGCCCATATGAAGATATAAAGTTTCTGTTTGCCATTTCATTAGGCAAAATCCTTTACCCACTTCATTTAATTTATTTTTTGTAGAAATTATATTTTCAAGATAACTCATATTGCGTTTTACAGTCTATATAAAATTTTGATAGTTCAGGAAAAACTTTCAAAAAATTAAGATTTTTTCTTCTATCATATTCTTTAAAAAACAAATAAAAATTAATCATTTTATCTTTAGGGTTAGTTGTTCCTTGTTTTGCCCATTCTAAATTTCTTTTCATTTTGTTTATTTCAAATAATTTAAAACCTGGAGAGATTGTATTTTGAATTTCTGTATTTTCAGCATTGTCAGATAGGCTTATATTATTCTCCATAAACAAAATTGCATCTTCTATATAATTTAGATATACTGGTTGATTAATTAATTGAATATTCATCCAATCAGGATATTCTAAGTAAGGAATGTCAAACCATACTAATTGTCTATCTTGTTTTATGTTTGACGTTCGAAGGTCTAATATGTATTGTAAGAAATTTTTTAATTTAGGTAAACTTAATATATTAAATGTATTTATGAATGATATATTAACACCTTCTGTTTGTGCTAATACAGTATCTACATTTCTTTTTAAGTTATTATAATTTAATCCGTATCTAATATATTCTGCCTGTTCTTCTACAGTATCTAGGCTCACATATAATGTAAACTGTTTTCCTTGATTTAATGCTAATTTAGAATTTGACGGATAAAATTTTCCATCAATTTCTGTATAATTTTCTATATAAAAATATGCTCCGCTATCAGGATCAAACCCTCGCTCATTAAAAGTATCGTGTATATTAGTTTCAGATATTCTTGGATATTTTTTAAGTATATTATCATCGCATGATTCTTTTACTATAAATCTTTTTCTTTCGTATGGATTAGGATGGTCGATATTAGGCACATAAAATTTAACATCTATACATTTATTTTTTACCTGTTTTTTTGTTATTTTATTAACACTATCTATAAATTTATATAACATTTTTTGATCAGGTGGACATAAATTACTGGTTATTGATACTTCTAACAACGGATGAGGATGTTTATTAATGTAATCTAACATTTTAAATGTATTTGTATCAATAAGAGGTTCGCCGCCAGTCATTCTAAATGTACGCAAATCTTTATAAATTGTAGGTAACCATTTCCAAAAAGCATCAACATAAGGATTTTCTTCATTAGACATTTTTAACGGCATATCTAAATATTGTATATCATTATGATTAGAATCTATTCCTGACATTTTATATGGACCAAACTCCTTTATTTCTTTTTCCCATGTTGTACTCAAATGCGGTGAACAATACATGCATTTAAAATTACATGCTTGATTAAAATTTACTTCGACATTAATTGGATTAACATTATAGTCATAAGAAGAGGTAGAAATTTTTTTTAATTTATCTTCTGCCCAATCCCAGTCCATATCAAAATATTCACAAGCTCTATAATGCCTATCACTTGTATGATCTAAATCTTCAGCAGACCAACAAAATTGACACCCTTTTGGTTTGGTTCCTTCAAGCATTAATTTACGTTCGTTCTTTTTTTCTATTGTATTATGTAATGCGCCTGGGTTGTCTTTTAATTCTTCTAATGGAATTTTATGAGCAGGAGGATGATAACAACTATGTGTTTTTCCTTGAGGCAAATGTAAACTAACTTGCAACCATTTAGCCATACAAAACGACTTGCTGATCGAGTTAAGTTTTTCTTTCATGACCTCGGATTTATTATAATATTCTCCTCTTTTTAATTTTTGCATTTGGTATTGTTAATAATAGGTCACACTATTTTTTGTGCAACGATAACTCTTTCTTTGTCATTAAACCCCATTAGAATGGTGTCACTTTCTGTTAAATTATTTTCTTTACATACATCAGAATATATATCAGCAAATTTATCCCAATTATAATCTACATTATATTCTGTAATGAGAGCATTGGCAATACTTATATTGATTCTGCTAAACATATTGCATTCATTAAAAAAATCTATACCATCATCGATATTTTCTTTTTGCATTCGCACTCCAATTCGTAAATATTCCGCACCATAACAAAATTTAGATAAACTAAATGCTAATGTTTCTATACAAGTATATTTTTTTAAATCTATGTTTATATTTTTAGAAACAGGATAATGACAAAAATCTAATAATACTGGTACTTGCAATT